GTTGCTGTTGTCGCAAGAATAGCGCGAAAAACGGGGCGACTGTGTTTAAAACCCGGTCCGAATAAAAAAGGCGCGAATGAGGTCGGCGGCAGGTCGAGAAGCAGACCCGTTTTTCCTAGGTTGACACCCCCCGGGGGTATGTGAGCGAGGCCTCACGTAGGCGCTGTATTGCGAGTGCGCCTCTATGTCAGGGCTCCTACCCTGCCAGGTCTCATGCCTGGCAGGGGGGCGACGCGCTTCACGGAGGTGTGGGGGTGAGGAGGTGGAAGCGGGAGAGGCGCTCGAATCCTCGACGGCCGGGGTATGGGCCAGGTGCTCTTCCATCTGAGCTATCCCGCTATGTGTGGTGCCGACACGAGGGCTCGAACCTCGGACCTGCCGCTTACAAGGCGGCTGCTCTACCAGCTGAGCTATGAGGGCGTGGCGTGGATGTTAGCCCTAGCGGGTCTGGGTAGTCCAGTCGGTGGGAGGCTGGGTGTGGTCATCCCTGTGCAGCACGATCTTGTCGCCTTCGCGGTAGGCGCGCATGGCGGGGTCAGGTGAGACGACCTCGACCGTTGGAGGCGGGCAGTCGTGACGCAGCCATGATGTGCACGCTGGAATGGGCTCCGCTGGCACTTGCAGACCAGGGCAACCGATGCTCGAAGGTTCGCGGATCTTGCGCGCGTCCCTGGGGGCGTGCATGGCTTGGCGCACGCTGCGGCCAGCCTCGAATGCCTCGGCCCAGAGCTTGTGCAGCGCGGCCTCGTCCCAAAGGCGTATGTTCTGCGAGAGCTTGATGGGCTGCGGTAGCTTCGTCGGCCCGTTGATGTAGGGCGGCTGCGGGCCGAACTCGCAGAGAACGCCTTCCTGAGGCTGGCAGCGGCAGGCCTTGCCAGTGTGGATGCAGATCGTCACGATGGGTCATCCTCAGGTGGAGCCGGAATGCTGTAGAGCCATGCGCCTTTCGCCGCCTCGCGATCGCGCTTCTGGGCGTGGCTGTCGTGATGTGGCTTGCATAGGCTCTGCCAGTTCAGGCGGTCCCAGAAGAGTCGCTGATCGCCGCGGTGGGCAATCCGGTGGTCGACCACGTTCGCCGCGACGATCAGGCCCTTTTCTTCGCACATGACGCAGATTGGGTGAGCCTTCAGGTAGGCATCGCGGGCCAGCTTCCAGCGGTAGCCGTAACCGCGCTGCGTGCTGCTCGTCTTGTTGGCGCGCCAACTCGTTGGATCTTGTGGAAGGGACTCCATGACAGCCGGCCCAATCTTGAGCATGCCGATCACCGGCTTCAGGCTTTGGATGCGGGGCTGCTTTTTCATCGCGCCAGCGCCAGCCGTAGAAGCGCCAATGTGGCCAAGTCGGGCCGCGCGCCGCGCGCGTCGAGCGCGATCTCGGCGAATCTCTGGCCCTTGGTGGCGGCGTCGGCCTCCTGCGGGTTGCGGATGAGCCGGTAATGCCACGTGCGGCCCGTGGCGGCGACGACGTCGTCCTTCCCCGGCACGAGCTTGCAGCCCCAGCGCATGCCGTGCGCGATCAGCGCCTTGCGCATGCGCTGCCGGCTTGAGAACACGATGAGGCCGGGCTTCTTGACTTCGGGCTCGGTCAGCATGTCAGCCGTCCAGGCTCGTGCCCGCTTCGCGCGGCTTGCCGCCGACCTGGCCATCGAGGTCGATGCCGGGCTCGTCGCCTTCGGGATCCGGATCGGCGGCCAATTCCGTGAGTAACGTCTGCAGGGCGGCGATCGTGTCGCGGGAGGCGCTAGCAATCTCGGACACGACTTCGGCCAGCTCGTGCACATCACCGCGCAGCTGCCGAAGCTCTTGTTCAAGCCTGCTGGGCGTGGCGCTGTCGATGACCTTGGCGCCTGGCGGGAGGATCGCGAACTCGCGGTTCGGCATCTTCTCGCGCAAACTGTTGCGCATTTCGAACGCGGTCTCGTTGGACATGAGCGTGGGCATGACGATGAAGATCACGCCTTCGCTCATGGGGTCGATGTCGGCGGCAATCTGGGCCGCCATGTCTTGGGTGTCGCTCATGGTCTCAGGTGGCCGGGCCTTCCGGCCTGCTGTTGTGATTCTGGGCTGCCTGCCTCTAAAGAGCCCCGAGGCCGAAGCCCCGGGGCGAAGGATGCAGCGAGCAGCCGCACCTGAGACAAGCATTGCAATGGGAAACCTGCCAGGCATCCCGCTTGGATTTTACGACGCCATAAAGGCGAAAGCCCACCTTGCGGGGCGGGCTCTCGTTGATCGCATCCGGCGCTTACTTCATACCCTGGGGTCGATCCTTGCGAGATCGGGCCTTGTCTGCGGCAGGCTCCGCCGGTCAACGCGCTGGCCGGCGGGGTGTGGGTTCGGTTGCGTTCAGTGGCGGCATTATCCGCAAATTTCGCAATGATGCGCAAGGCCTGGCGTCGGATTGTTGCTCGGCCGCACGTAGGATGAACCCTCATTCGAACCACCCTCTGGCCCTGGCGGCCTCGGCGGCCAGGCTCACCCAGCGGTCAGGATCGGCCCTGACCTCGGCCAGATCAGGGAACTTGCAGCGCTCGTGCAGCGCCGTCATGCGCGCCACCTTGTAGAAGCACTGGCCCACTCGGCCGATGCTGATCTCGAAGCGCTGCGCTGTCGGGACGTAGCGGGAGCCTCGCGCGATGGCCTCGAAGACCAGCAGGGCGCGTGCGTTGGCGTCGCGTTGCTTGGCGCGGCCCTTCATGGGCTTCCTGCGGATGAGTGTGAACATCGTCATCGCCAGCCTCTCGCGTGTACGGTGATGCGCATGGCGTGCTCGTTCGTATCGTCTGGCGCGAGGCGGCTCTCGAAGCGCAGAGCATCGAGTTCCCATGGCCTCCGGTAGAACACCTTGACTGCTCTTTCCCAAGCCTCAAGCGTGTCGCCAAAGTCAAGGGCCGGGCTAAAGCCGATGCGCGGCAACGCGGTGACGTAACGCTGCTGCATATGCCTGAACTCGTGAGCGATGGTAGATGGACGCGCTCCATGGGCGGTTGAGATCATCAGCACGTCGCGTTCTCCGCAGTGCTCCAGCTGATCCCATGGTTCACCGCGCGCGAGGTAACAACCGCTGCATTGCGGGTCGTGATGGAACAGGATGGCCGGTGTCGGCAGGCCCTTGCGCTCGCTGATTGGCAACCAGGAGAGTTCAAGCGATGGGAATCTTGCGAATTTCATAGCCTGGATTGCAGGGCTTGCGTGCGACGCATTGCCAGCGCGTCGGCGGCCACCTTGCTGCCGCTGCGTGCCATCCGTACGAGGTTGATCTCGTCGACGCCGGGGTCTTCGCGCAGGAGTATCAGCATTCTTTCGTGAAGCGCCGGCTCCACGAGCTTGTTCCGCAGATTCTTGTTGGGCACTTTGCCTTCAATGCGCCAGATCCTATGAGCATGCGGTGACTGCTCGCGCAGAACAACGACCATGCCATCGTATGAACCGCCGTAGCTGATCATGCAGACGTCGCCAGGTGCGAAGCGCTTCATTTGCGCGTTTCCTTTAAAAATACCGGCTCCGGATCGTTTAATGTCGTGATATTGATCCACCCCATGCGTTCGACTATCGGATCGATGCATCCACCGAGATCCGGGATGCGGGTGCAGTAGCTGCAGGCGTGCTCGTGAGGGTGAACAGGCGCGCCGCAGCCATCGCACTCGATGGTGCCATGCCTTCGCGCGGGCGGGCGGGGGACGATGGTCGGCGCTGTCAGGCCCATGGCTCTTGCCTCGTTGTGTGAGATCAGGCCAGCCCTCAGCAGGTCAAGCGGCGCTGAGAGTGGTGTCCAGCCCATTGTGTAGCCTCTCGTTGATGGTGCGCCCTCAGGGGATCGAACCCTGAACCCTCGGCTTTAGAGACCGTCGCTCTACCTTTGAGCTAAGGGCGCGCCACGGCCTTAGGCCGCTTTCTTTACCTCGACCGGGATCGTGAAGCCGGCCGGCCCGTACTTCTTGAGCAGGCGGCCGACCTCCGCGAATAGCGCTTCATCCATGGCCTTCGCCATGGCCGGGTGCATGCCCTGCCAGCGCCTGGCTTCCATCTGGGTCAGCGTGCGACCCTTCAGGAAGCCCAGCGCAAGATGGGCTGCCCGCGCGGCGCAGCGCACATCGCGTGTGCGGTGGTGCTGCAGCTCCTGCCTGAGGGCGCCCCATGTGCGGACCTCCTCGCGGCGGATGATGCGGGCCTCTTCGGCCAGGCTCTTGACCTTGACTCGGAGCATTTCGCGGCGGTCGACAATCGTTTCCTTGTTTCGTGCATACATGGTTTGCAGTCCTTCTGCTGTGTTGATGAATGTCTCGCAGCTCTCGGGACCGCGATCACGGGGCTTGTGGCAGCTACTTCATGGCGCGCCTCCTTTCTTTTGGTTGGTTTTCTCGCGTACAGCGAAGTCGAGCATGCTGTCGGCGCCTCGGATCAGGTCGGACTCGCGGGCCTCGAAGTGCGGCTCGATGGTGGCCGATGCAATCGACGGTATGCTGAATGACTGCGAGATCCTGCGCAGCACGTCTTCGAGCAGCTGATCGAGAAGCGCACTCATGCCCCACCTCTCACGCTCATCTGCGCGGCCTGGGTAATGGGCATGTTTCAGCCTCGAGGATCGATGAAGCCGGCAGCGAGGGCGCGGAAAGCTGCCGCAGCCACTCGCGGGTCCTGGCCGTCTCCAATGGCGCGGTTCCGCTCCATCCGATCGGCCATCCCATCAGGCTTTCCCAAAAATCCGGGTTCACATAGAGCTTCCCGGTCGGCGTGTTGCGCAACTTGTTGCCGCTGCCACCGACCTCTTGAAACGTTCCGCCCCAATGGCTGGAGCCGTGGCACGGGGTAGGCCAGGATCCAGATCCGCGCGCGGCCGTGGTCGGCGCCCACGTCGTCAGATCCAAGCACTCCCCAGCGAGCATCAAACCCCATGCTGGCCAGGTCTCCGAGAACTCGCTCGAGTCCTCGATGAACGAGTGCTGCCGCGTTCTCCACGAAGACGATGCGGGGTCGAACCTCGCGAATGATCCTGGCCATCTCCACCCAAAGGCCAGAGGCTTCACCCTCGATGCCCGCCTTCTTGCCGGCGCTGCTGATGTCGGTGCACGGAAAGCCTCCCGAAACGACGTCAACAATGCCGCGCCATGGGCGTCCGTCGAAGGTGCAGACATCGTCCCAAACTGGGAACGGTGGAAGGTGCCCCTCAGTTTGTCGCTGCATGAGTCGTCTGATGCGGTAGGGATTGAGCTCCACGGCGCAGACGGGTCGCCATCCAAGGAGCTTGCCGGCGAGTAGGCCGCCTCCAGCGCCAGCGAAAAGTGCCAGCTCATTCACCTCACCTCCCACCCGACCGGATGGCGCGAGCTGCGACGAACTGCATGTACTCGTCGGCAGCTTCTCCTGGCGTCTGAAAGATTGGCGGCTTCCTGATCGGCGAGGTTGGCATGTACCAGCTTTGGCCGGTGGGCGATCCGGTATCGTGGCCGCAGAACTCTGGAAACATGTGCCCCTCAGCGCAAAAGCGCCACCTCTCCGCATCCTTCCGAAGCGCCTCCACCTCCTCCCTAACCGCAGAGATAGCGGCTAAGGCGTCTGACTGGCGGACGAGGGGCTGCTCGGTCGCGGTGCGCGCGGGAATCCGCTCATCCAGGACAATCGCTTCTACCGGCTTTTCGTCTAGGCAGAATTCGTAGCGCCACGCCACAACCGGCAGGTGGGGGGCGGTCATTGCTTGGCCTTTCGCAAGAGTTCCTGTGCGCATTCCAGCAGCTCAGGATCGATTGGCGTCGCGAGGATTTCCTCGAATGTCGGCATGGGCTTCAGCGGCCGACGCGTGCCCTCGATCACCTCACCCGTCACCTCGTTGCACAGCACGGCATTGAGCATGCAGGACTCGTCCCATCCGCCACCCTCTCCGTAGAGGTCTTTCGACTTCTTGCCGCAGGCGCCGCAGACGTAGACAGAGCCGGCCTTTGCGTAGCGGGCGCTCATTCGCCCACCTCAGGAAGAGAAGGAGCGGCAGCGAGCATGGCGGCCCAATCGCTGCGTGCTGAGGGGAATCGGACATCGGCAGCCAAGTAGGCATCGATCATCTCGCGCGTCGGCTCCACCGGCACCAGCCGATACCCCTTCCCTGCCACCTCGGCAAGGACGGCTTTCTCGATGGCGCGGGCGAATTCCAAGATCGCGCCGGGGTGGTACTGGTAGACCTCGCTCTGGCTGATGAGCGTGTTGATTTTTTCTTCGGTCAATAGGCTCATGCTTCTTCCTTTGCAATGGAGGCGGCAGCGCGGACGATGGCTCGGCGAGTGGCGGCGGGAATGTCCTGATCTGTGCCCGTTCGGCGTTCCTCAATCCACAAGTCGCCTGGGGGCCGCTCATAGCGCACCATGCAGCCAGCAGTACCGATACTCAGGCTGAACCCCAACTTCACCGCCAACCGCAGCGCATCGCCGTCGTCGGTGAGGGGGTTCCAGACTTTCTGCGTCCCCTTTATGAGCAGCGCGAGATTACCGCGGCCTGCAAGCCAGTCGCCAGCCTCTCCTTCGTGCTCAATCCCCGCCGCCTTCGCAGCCTTCTCCAAAAGTTCGCGGTCTGTGGTCATGGGGATTTCTTAGTGGGGGTGGCTAGATGGGCTTCGGCAGCCTCATTCATCCGGATGCGCCATTCATTGAGCCCGTCATAGGTGACGTTCATGGTTGGGCTTGAGTGACAAGCGGAACGAATGGGGCACCGTGAGCATCCAGAGTTTTCTTCGTCGAAATGCGCGCGGCAGATGATCCGAACGGCATCGCTGATGGGCGCCTTCTCGCTCACGGCGCTTCTCCCTCGGTGGCTGAGGGGGCCTTGGGAGGGGTGTGACCAGTGCCGGAACAATCGGGACAGTCGATCGAACGACAACCGGCCATGCCACAGCATGGGCACTCTTCAGGGTCGTCGGTGCGCCCTGTGCCCAAACAGGACTCGCATTCATTCGCCTCCTGCTCACTGGCTGGCGCTTGGGCGGCTGGTGATGGGGTGGCGAGCAGCTCCAGCAGTCGTTCGGCGGCGTTCTGCGAGCCGCTCAGCTTCTGTGTGTCTCGATACAGATCGACCACGAGCTTGCATGCCTCTTCGCGCCATTCCTCTGGAGCCGTGGTCAGGGGTGCGGCGTAGAGCAGCGAGCCAACTTTGAGGCCGTGTTTGCGCGCGTGCTCTGCGAATGACGCGGGGCCCGTCCACAGCAATTGGAAGCCGCTTCCGATGACTGCGACCGCCTCTGCCTTCTCTGCGGGCTGGGAGGATGGCGAGGCGAGGTAAGCGAGGCGCGCCAGTTCCTTCTGCGCAGGCGTGTTGATGGCGTGCGTTGACCAGCACTCGTTCGTGAGGTGGCCTTCCTTGTTGCAGAAGAGGCAGAACTTCACCGAGTGGTTCCAGTAGTCGGGCGCTTCACTTTGCATGGTCTTCTCCTTGGGTCTTCGTGATCGTCAGCTTCACGGCGCGGATCTGGCCCGCGTCGCGCATGGCGTGCCATTGGTCCCAGCGTGCGCCGGTGTTGTCAGCCCCGATGAAGTCATCGAGCGCGATCAGCATGGCTTCGAACTTCGTGCGGCGAATCGACCCGAGTGCAAGGTGCGCAAACCCAGCGCCGGCCTGACGAGTTGGTCAGGTACTCGACGCCCCAGTGCGTGTGCTTCATTCTCCCACCTCAGGAAGAGAAGGAGCGGCAGCGAGCATGGCGCGCCAGACTTGTTCCAGCACCGTGCCTTCACCCGGGTATGGCGTTGCCCAATGCTCTTGATGCTGGCGCATACGGGTCATCTGTGCATCACCGGAGAAGGCGACCATGCCCGGGGTCTCGACTGCAGCTTGGCACATCTCCTGGGTCGGCTCCACCGGCACCAGCTTCCACTTCCCTGCCACCTCGGCAAGGACGGCTTGCTGAACGCGGTCCATGAGGTCGCCATAGCTCTCATCGTCGCCAGCATCGCGCCATGCGTTGTAGATTTCTTCCTTTTTTTCTTCGGTCAAGAGGGTCATGGTGCTTCCTTTGCAAGGGAGGCAGCAGCGCGAGTGATGGTGGCGTACAGAGGCCCCTGGTTGATCCAGCCGCGCGCCCAGGCTTGGCGCGCCCACTCCGGCCATGACAGGCGTTCGACGCGCCCCCAGCTAATCGCAAGGCCCTTGGACTTCGCAGACCGCCCCTGTGCCTCGAAGTAGCGTTTGCCGCCGCGTGGCCTGCTCACGGCGTTTCCCCCTCGGTGGCTGCGGGGGTCTTGGGAGGGGTTCGCAGGTACGGGCACATGCCGCGCTGTGGTTCGTAGAGGTAGCAAGCCACTTTGTCCGGAACGTCAGGGCACTCGTGCTCGAGGTCGCTGCAAGTCGGTGTGAAGCCCATTGGCTTCATCGGTTGCAGCAGCTTGTGTTCGATAGCGTTCATGCCGAATCGTCTTTCTCGAAAAGAAGATCAAACACCGAAGGCTCCCCGCGTGCAAAGGCTCGCCACTCGGCAGCGATTTCCTTCGGGATTGGAATGGCCTTGCCGACGTTTTGAGCAGCCTCGTTGCACACAGTCTGGAGCTTCGCGCGGAACTGCTCGATCAGTTCCTGCTCCCCGCCTGGCGCTTGGGCGGCTGGTGAGGGGGTGGTCGAGGCTCCGTGATGCCAAAGGAATGCGCAGTAGGCAGCAACGTCGCGCGGGTCGCCCTTTTTGACATGCTCCAACAAATGCTGGCGGCATTCATCCATCCAGTCCGGTGACGCCCAACCATCGCTGTAGCCGTACTTCTGTTCGGCGGCGCGCAGCTTGTCCGCAAGCGCTTCTGCAAATCGGCGCACGAGGTCTGCGGTTGTAGGGTGTAGCCCCTCCTGCGCTGCTTGGCGGGGTGCGGCGGGGTAGGCGAAGAACTGCTTCCAGATGTCGCGGCACTGAAAGGCTTTCTCGCGGGTGATGTTTCCGGATGCGACCAGCAGGTCGAGCACCTGATCGGTGGCGCGGAATGCGGCCTCCGCCCCCTCTGGAGCCGTGGGCAGGGGTGCGGCGTAAAGCTTGGTGCCGACAGGGGGGAATTTCATCGTTGCCCAGCGCAGGTGTTTTTCGCCGTTGCTGAGTTCGACAACCTCCCCCACCGGCTCTGCCTTCTCTGCGGGCTGGGGGGATGGCGAGGCGAGGTAAGCGAGGCGTGCCAGTTCCTTCTGCGCAGGCGTGTTGATGGCGTGCGTTGACCAGCACTCGTTCGTGAGGTGGCCTTCCTTGTTGCAGAAGAGGCAGAACTTCACCGAGTGGTTCCAGTAGTCGGGCGCTTCACTTTGCATGGTCTTCTCCTTGGGTCTTCGTGATCGTCAGCTTCACGGCGCGGATCTGGCCCGCGTCGCGCATGGCGTGCCATTGGCCCCAGCGTGCGCCGGTGTTGTCAGCCCCGATGAAGTCATCGAGCGCGATCTGCATGGCAGTGTGCTTTGCGCGGCGGATCGACGAGAGTGCAAGGCGCCAAACCCTGCGCCGGCCGGAAGAGTTGGTCAGGTACTCGACGCCCCAGTGCGTGTGCTTCGTGCTCATGCACCACCCCTCGGGTTCCCTTGGCTGTCCAAATCCCAGCCAGCGATGCGAGTGTCTCCGGTGTAGATGGGCTCATACACCGACGCGTCGTGCACAGGCATGTCAGGATCGCTGGACAGCGTCCAGCGAGGATCGTTCGGGTGCCACATCTCGAAGCCGCCGCCAACGCGACGACGGACGACAACACCGTGTCTGCGACTCAGCCAATAGACAGGATCCATCTTCCCCGCCTCCTGGGCGGGAGTGAGGAGGCGGTATTGCCAGCGTTCGAAATCACTGTTGATGATCTGCCGCAGGCTGCATGCGCCAGGCGCACAAGTGACGTGGCTGATCTTGTTTCGCCATTCATAGGTACCCGGCGCAAGATCTGGCATCCCCTCGTGGCAGTCCATCCACTCCCCGGCCTGCGTGGCTGGCTTGGAGGGTGGGGCGTCGGGCTCTGCAACTTCGCGGCATCTCGGGCACAGGGGACCGATACTGCCAAGCCTGCACGTCTCGGAAAGCGGGCCGCGCCAGCCGCAGCCCTCGTTGCCGCAGTCGGCGAACGGCACGTCCTTCTTCCGATCCGCCTCCTCTTGCTCAGGAGTGCGACGCTTCACCTCCACCTTCTCTGCCTTCGATGTCGGGGGACTGTCGTTCAGGAGGAGGGCGAGGGGTGGCCAGCCGGGGGTGTAGTGGGTCATGATTGTTCTCCAGTCTTCGCAGCGTTGGCAAAGTTCGAAGCCTTGAATCCGCGTGCGGCCAGCCACACCCCGTAACACCGCGGGCAGGTAATTCGTTCGCTGTCCCGGATCGGGTAGTACGTCATCTCGCTGTCGCTCAGCGAGTTTCCGCAGAGGGTGTCGTAGTTCGCGCCGGTGCCATCGGCCGATGCGCAGACGGTCAGGTCCCCATCGATCGCTCGAACACCGATCCCGCCATGCTTGTTCATCTCATTCCTCGTCAGTTGCTTCGTAAGCCGCTCAGCGGGCGGCGGGGCATAGCTATTAATTCGCGCGGCCGAGCATTCGAAGAAAACGCACCCATAGTGTCGGCCGGGTGCGAATAGGAGCCGGCGCGATGCGGCGCGGCTTGCTAGGAAATACCGCATCGAGAGCGGCGTGTCGATCGCTTTTGAATGGTTTGTTCATTTGATGTGCGCCAAGAGATAACCGGCCAGTGAAGCGGCGCCCATGATGATCGCCACGAGCATGATCACAAACGCATCTGAATTGAGCGCTTTGCGCCATGCTGCTTCGAAGCGCGCGCTGCGCGAACGGCCGAGCCTTTCACGCTCATGTGCGCGCATGATGGCTCTCGCGCTTAGCTGCTCCGTTTCGAGGGGGTATGTCGGCTCCCAATCCTCATTCACGAGGTGGGCGATTGATGGGTCGATCTGCATGCGATCTCCTCACGCCCATTTGCTGGGCTTGGTTTGTCGTGGCGCCGGCTTCTCGATAGGCCTGGACGACTCGTAAAGCACGCCAAAGGCGAACGACGAGACCAGTAGGAGTAGCACAGCCAGCACGACGGCGAGAATCTCAAGACACCTCACGGAACTCGATTCCTGTAGTGGCTTCATTCTGCGACAGCCTGGCGGGCAAAGCCAGGGAGTTGATGCCTGATCTGATCGACGATTTCGCGGCCTGCAGCCTCTTGAATCGGCTCCGCTCTGTCGATCAGCATGCGAAGCCAGGTCTCGCCCTCGATGCCGAGCTGGACTGCGCGCAGCACAGCAAGAAGTAGCGTGTAGTTGCCGCCGCAAACCGTCTCGCAAAGCGTCACGAGGCGCTTGCCGCGCACGTTCAATGTGCGAAGGTGGAGCAGCCACCCCTGTTCGCCGAAGCTCGCGTCTGGATCGATGGTCGGCGCGACGCGGCCGACCTTGACGCAGATCACCACGGCGCGAGGAACGTCTTCTGCAACCTCCTGCACCCAATTGAGCCCAAGGTCGGCCGGCGGCGGCGCCTTAAATGTCGTCACGGCTGTTCCCTTCTCGGCATGTAGAACTTCTCGCGGTCTTCCAGTGCTTTCCCCGCCTCTTCGAGCATGGCGTCAATTTGGATGATGTCGCGGTCGATGCGCAGCCATTCGTCGGGGTACTTGCCGGCAAGATCGTCCAGGCGAATGCGCGCGATGTTCAATTGGTTCACCAGGCGCCGCACCATTGCGTAGGCCTGACTCTCGCCGGGCGCGATGATCTTTGCCGTCACGATGATTCCTTTCGAGCTTTGATGCGGCGCTGCAGCTCGGTGAAGCCCCACACGATGAAGCTCAGCGCGATCAAGCCGAGGATGCCAATCACGTCGGTGGTCCACTGGAAGTATTCACCCATGGCTGGCCTCCTGGGCGTGCAGCAGCACCTCGATATCTTCGATCGACAAGCGCTGGAAGGTATTCCAGAGGGCCACCATGCGCCGCGCGTTCTCGCGTGCGTTCCTCATCCCCTCGACGCCATAGCCGACACGCGCGAAAACCTCGGCGATGATCTTGCCGTCTTGATCAATGAGGGCATAGTCGCCGCCCTCCGGCGTGTCGGGCCGAGGCCTGCTAGGCCCACGAAAGTACAGAGTCCCAGGCGTGTGATTCATTGATCGTCTCCAAGCACCCAGAGGGCGAATCTCTTCGTCTCGGGCAGTTCGCGAATGACAAGCGGCGCGGCCACGCAGAAGACTAGCGCCGAGACCGCCCAGGCCAGGCCGAACCATTCGATGGCCGTGTCGACCTTGCCGTCGACCATGAAGAGGGCGCCGACGGAGCCGCCGAGGAAGACGAGCAGCGCCGCGCGAAGCACTGCTCTGCCGATGGTCTTCATCATTTGCCAGCCTTCGAGCTGAGCTTGGTCTTCATGCCGCGCTCCCGGTAGCCTTGGCGTGATGCTCCCGGTGATGCTTCGGACACAGCCAACGCACGTCCAGAGGCTTGCTGTAGTCGTCGTGGTGAGCATGCGTCTTCAGTTCGCCGCACACCTCACAGGCCTTGCGGTGCATCCGCCCTGCCTCGATCTCAGTGCGAACTTTGCGGCGGGCCTTGTGGTGCTCCGCCGTTCCGTGCGCTGTGGCGTACCCGCGCATCTGCGCAGCGCGGCGCTGTTTGACCTCTGGCCGCCGCGTATAGACGGCCTCATATGCTTGGTGGTACTCGCGCGGCATCCGCGTGTGCTGCACTGGGCGACCTTCGGCCTTGCGGCGCGCCTCCCATTCCCTGTGGCGGGCGCTGTCGCAGTCGCGGCAGATCCAGTCACTCTTGCTCAGCTGATGCGCTGAGGGAGTGAATGACCCAGCGCAGGCGCGGCATTGCTTCGTCGTGCTCATGTCAGGCTGCCTTGCGGTTTGCCATGAGGCTCTGAAGCACGCGCTCGGCGTGGCCCTTGGCGCGCTGCTCGCGCAGAGCGGCGATGCGCTCGTGGCCCAGCTTGTTGATCAGCGCCGTGCGGTGCGGCGGGAGGTAGTACGGGAACTTTGGGGTTTGCATGGCTTGGTCTCGGTGGTTGCAGGTCAGGCGTTGGCGCGGCCGGCGCGCAGCGCGTTGAGCACGAAGTGCACGGCTTGCTCGAAGGCGACGCCGGCAGCGATGAGTATCTCGACGGCACGGCGTGCGCTCGTGCGGGCGACCATCCTTGCGCGAAGCGCGGCGATCTTGAGGCTGGTGGTCATTGAGGTCTCCGGTGCGTTGCGATGCGCATTGTTGAACTGCCATGTCACTTGCGCGGTGTAGGTGTTCATCTTGCGGTCTCCTTCGGGTTGCGATGACTACTACATTGCAGTAGTTGTGCCAGGCCCAAAAGGGTATGTTTTCGGCACACGCGCAACGGAAAGCGACCAATCTCGTCAGGTTCCTCCGACGCTTTGCGTCACTCGCTGACGTTTCTTGTCAGCGTGCAGGTCTACCATGAGTTGGCGCAACTCTTGCCCTCCCTCCTTGTTCTTCAACTCGAAGTCGGCGAGCCACTCGCGGCGCTTCTGCAGCGGCATTGAGAGCACCCAGCGGGCCAGGCACTCGCGGGCCCATTCGGGGGATGCGCTGTCGACCTGGCGGCCGTCTCTGAGGGTAGGCATGCCGCATCGTAGCGGCCCACGTCAGATGCCGAGGGGCAGCTGGGCCGCGTCGACTGGCTTCGGCTGAGGCGGCGGTTTGCGCATGGCCATTAGGCCGGCAAGCTTTGCGCACTTCGGTCCGAAGAGCAGTACCTCGTCGCGCATCCGCACTTCGCCTCCCACGTGGGTGATCGTGCGACCACAGCGCGAGCATTTCATTTGACGGCGCTCGCCACAAGATGTGCCGCCCAGCCGGCGAGGAGCACCTCCAACACCACTGCAAGTGCAATCGTGTGCGGCGATTCACCGCTTTCCCCCGAGCCAAGCTGCCATAAGTGCGTCAAAGCCGAGAGAGCGAAGAACATGCCGGCAATGAAGATAAAAGCGTTCATCGATCCATCCCCAAAAGATGACGTGCGAGCAGAAGTGCCTCCGCGCGCCCGTCGTCTTTCTTTCGTGCCAGAAAAAGCGTGATCGGGTCGCCATGAAAGATGCGAAGCGCCGTCTGGCGGCTGTCTTCCTTCTGCTTGCCGATGAGCCCATATCGGCGTTTCCAGGCCTGCGGATCGACTTTGTAGAGCGGGAAGCCCAGGCAGTCGACAATGGCCTCGATCGCGCCGCGCTGGCGCATCATGGAGCCCTGTGATTGGATGGTGTTGCCGTGGCGTTCCTGTCCCGGCCTGTTGCCGCCCGGCCTGGCGATGATGTTCTCGATCAGCACATGCGCCTCGCTGTCCTGCGCCGTGATGATCTTGAGCAGCTTCACCAGGGCGCGCGCATCAACGCGCTTCCCTAGATCGTCCTCGACGATGGGCATGTCGTAGACGACCGGAAATGGCCTCTCGGTTTCGCCATTGATCGCCGCGATGGCGCCCTTCATGCCGATGTCGATGCCGATCAGCTGCATGTCATTCCTTGGGCGCGCTGGTCTCGAAGTCCGCGTGATCCTGCAGGCCTTCGAGTGCGTCCGCAATCCGTTCCTGCGCGGCAGTCTGCCGGCGCATCTGCGAAAGCATTCCGAGAAGAATCATGCATGCGGCTCCGAGAAAGAAAGCGCTCATGTTCACGGCTTAAAGACCTCGAAAGGTGTGCCATTCGACAGATAGAGCGGATGGCGAGGCTCCCCCGCCTTAGTCCTGCCCAAACAGAAGATCGGCAGCATTGGGTAGCGGCGCAAGATCGCTCGCACCTCGTCGACGCGAGCCAGGCCTTCGGCATGCGCGCCCCAGGCGCAGAGGACTGCGTCTGACATCCTGACGGCGGCCGTGATGAAGGCGTCTGTCTCGACGCCGACCGGGAAGCCGTGAGCCTTCAGCACGCCTGGCGATGACGAGCGGTAGGCGAAGAGGTTAACGATCGTCACCTCGCGGAACCCCTCGCGCATCGCGAAGGACATCATCTTGCGCACCGTCGGATCGTCGACTTGGTGATCGGCCGTGCTCGGATTGAGCATGATCACGACGAGGCGCTGTGCGCCGAATGGCGAAATCTCCGGCCAAGATCTGCGCAGGAAGTAGCGGAATCGCCCGCAATCACTGATCCTCGCCTCTCGCCTGATGTCGTCGACGTTCACGGCTTCACCTTTTCATGAAGCGGCGGCGCGTCTGGCAGCTTCTTCAGCGCGCCGATCGAGTCGGCCGGCAGTGGGTCGGGCGTGAAGGCGGACTGTGTTCCCTGCATGCTGTTCCCCGCGTCGAGTTCGCGATAGCACTGCATGCAGCGCCAGCGATTGGTGATCTGCAGCTGCTCCCAGCCGGGCGGCGTGGTGCCGTCCTGTGGCAGCTCTACGCTGCGCTTGCAGCCTGCACTGCATACGACCACTTCACCTGACATCGCTGCTCCAGAGTCTCTCTCGGCACTCCTGGTCGAAGCGCCGGCCCTTGCTCTCGATCTCGTCGACCTGCTCGGGTGTGTAGCCATCCTGCAGCAAGTGCTCACGCGTGAAGGCACCAGCCCGCCCCATGGCGCGCGCGATGTTCATGCGCTCAAGCAGGTACCTCATCATGTCCCAAACGTGCACTCGGCCATCGTCGAAAACAAAGCCCTCCGAAAACCGCTCGCGCCTACCGCACACGCAAATCAGCGTGCCGGTCAATTGAACACCAACGCCGTGCGCGCGCTTCACGTCGATGTCTTCGAACCTGAAGCCCATCGCCTCGGCGCGCGCACGCTCATAGGTCATGCGCGAGGCTTCGGCCTTGAGGGCGTCCAGATCGAGTCGCATCAGAGGCTCACTTCTTCGGAGCTGGGCAGACCTGGCGCAACTTCTTTCGCTCGACCGCGAGCGGCTTCACGGCCTCGGGCGGTGCCGGCGTGGCGGCCGGCGGCGTCACCGTGACGTAGCGCACCTCGACAGGTGGTGCCGGCGGCGGCGCCTTCAGCGCGTCGCACTCCTTCTTCATCAGGTCGACGAACTCGACGGCCTTCGGCTTGAAGTCTGGCAGCCGCTTGGCGACCAGGCCGTCGCGTACCTGCTGCGCGCGGTCGTACTGGCAGGCGTCGATGTAGGCATTCATCATCGTGATCAGCACGCAGTCGTCGGTCGACGTGTCGCCCCTGGCCATGCTCACGGCGCCCCAGCCGAGGGAGTAGGACCGATTCGCGATCGTCGGCGTCGGGCATTCGACGCGCGCCATGGGCGGCGTCCAGACCGGGCCGGGCAGCACGTACATCCGCGAGTCGGTTTGGCTCTGATCGCTGAGCGTCTGGCCCTGCCCCTGGATGGCCTTGGAGTCACCGCTCGTGCTGGTGCTGGTCGACGTGCCGCCGGCAGCCGAACTCGTCGATGGCCCGCTGATCGCCGATGCGTTGCCGCCCGTCGCATCGCTGCGCGCACCGCTGACGGCAGCGGCGCCGCTCGTCGACGTGCTTACGGCCTGCGGAGGGCTCGTGGTGGCAGGCGGCGGCGTGTTGTTCGCCAGGGCGGCGCCCACCGCCAGACTGCACAGGATCAGCGCGGTGTATCGCGCGGCACGGCTTCTCATCATGGTTGCTCCTAGGGGTTGTGCGCGCACGTCACGCGCTGGTGGAATTCTGCGCGTTCTTCTTGGCGGCGAGGAGGTCTGCGAGGCCGCCAAGCGTGGCCGCCTTCTTGACGTCGTCGAAGTCGAAATCGAAATCGAATTGGTCTTCGAGCCAGAGGCAGAGGTCGGCGATGTCCATGCCGTCGAAACCGAGTTCCTCCGCAAGGCGAGTCTCACGCGTCCAAGTCTTGCGGTCGTCGCTCATCAGACTCGCGTCGAGGAACTCGCAGATCAACTCTACGAGTTCGGCAGGTAGTTCGTTCATGGCTGGCCGTCCTCCTTCATCCGATCATGCTGCTCCACAGGAAGCGTTCGCGGGCCCTGGCGGCGGTCGGGCTGCATGCTGACGCCAGCGAAGCCGCGTGGCCACGGCTGATCTGGCTCGACTACCATGTCACGGAAGACACGGTGACGATGCACGCGCGGCACACGGTTCGGCCGGCTCTCGCTCTCGTCGCTTTGCCAGCGCAGCATGAAGGCTGCAATCCAGCTCCTGAGGCCCATGGTCTGCTCCTGTCTCAGATGCGGCCGGCGCGTCGCGCTCTTGCCATGTTGTAGGTGGGCGGGGAGACTGCCTGTCGAAAGTCCAGTGCAGCGCGGGCATCCCAGGAGACAGCCGAGATCATCACCCCGCTCGGGCTCCCCGCCCGGTAAACTTCAGCGCTTGCCCTTGATGACCTTCGGCGAGGCCGGCCGCTTGTCCCAGTCAAAGGCTTGGCACTTCGCGTTCGGACACTTCATGGGGCGGGTGTCGATGCGCGATACCCAGACGTGTCCGCAGTGCTTGCACGTCAGCGCTCGTTTGGGTTGCTTGTCTTTCTGCATTGCTTGTCCTTTGCGGGATATGGCGCGGAATCTTACTACAGCAGTCCGGTAAAGCGTCAAGCGCTTTTTTTCGCCCGCGGCGGCTCGATGACCTCCACGCCCTTCGGTGCGTTGCCGGCAAGCGCTTGGCTCGTGATCTCGCGCACGCGGTCGATGGCGGTGCGGAACTCACGTTGGCTGCAGTGACGGACCTGGATACGAAAGCGCAGCAGGCCCTCCTCCATGTCGAGCATTTCGTGAGCCTTGAGCGTCCAGGTGCCGAGGTGCTCGAAGCGATGAAGGACGGCACCCAGCGCGCTCTGTGCCTGGCGGATGCTTGTCTTGCTCGCCTCGTCGCTGCACAGGCCCTGCGCGCTCATGTGCTCGGCCAGGTTGAACGCGTCGGCCAGGGCTCGCCAATTCGCTTCGGGGTTCTCAGCGCGGCGGAAGGCGTCGAAGGCATCGCGAGATGTGCGGATGTGAGCGTCCTGCTCCGCCTGGCTCAGCTTACTCGCGCCCTCGATTGCTCTTTGGACTACGTTCACGTGTACGGGGCGCGGGCGGCGCCGGAGGTGGGACATGACTTTCCTTTCGCATGCCAGGCGGCAGCAGATGATCGGCAATCGTCGCCATGACGATAGGCACGGGAGTCGGGATGATCTCGACCTTAAGCGCGTCTTTTGCCATGTCGAGGTGCTTAGAAGGAACGTCCTCGCCCTGCGCCGCGCGGCGCTTCAGTTCTTTGGCCCAGTCGAAACGGCCTGCCTTGAAGCCCCTGCGTTGAGCGGCAAGCATTTTGCCGATTTCGCGCTCGACCACCCGAGGATTTGCGACCACCTTCGGCGCACTCAAACGTTTCGGCTCCTTCGAGCCGCTGCCGTTGTATTGCATGCACAGCTTGCGAAAGACGCTGGCGTTCGGCACGCGCTCTGGCAGGTGGTCGAGCGCGAAGAAGATTGCGTCATCGGTGATGCCGCCCAGGCTCTGAGCCCAGTCGGCTTGCACGAGCTTCGGGTCGATCCCTTCCCACTGGCGCATGAAGTCCTGGCCATAGCGGGCGATCAGACGCGTGTGTATCTCCTTCACGGAGTCGAGGCTCAGAGGCATGATTAGCTCCTCGGCGCGCTCAGGAAAGCCTGTAGGGCTCGCCGCGCCATGCGGGCCCAGATGGCCGGACGGTTGCCCTTCCTGGCAATGCGGCAAGCATAGTGCCCGGCACGACACTGATGTGAGAAGGGGAGGCGGCGCACGCGGTGGAGACGGATCTTGATCTTCACGGCGCCATCCTTTTGAACTCGACCACCCATACCCAGGGGTTCGCGGCCCAGGAGCCTGGACCGTTGATGGACTCCCAGAGAGAGCGGTAGCTGACGCGCGGAGTCAGGGCGTCTCGGTTTGGTGCGCTGTCGAGGTAGTTGCGCCACTCGCCTCCACTGGCGCAGGGCTCGATGCCCTCGGCGATCGCGTCGGCGCTACTGATGTCCTGCAGGCGCTCAACGCGCACGGCGATGATCTCCAGCGTGATGCGGCTTGCCCAGCGTGGCATATAGATGCTCGGGCGCCATTTGTCTCCCCAGTCCCATGGATAACTATCGGCGCGATAGATCGGCTCGTGCGTCTGCGACGGGCCCTCGCCGCATTGATCGTCGCGACCCCATTTCGCCCATGTCTCCCTTACCCACAGCCGATCGCCAGCCTGGCCATAGGGACAGCGTTGCTCTTGGATGCTGTGAATCGTCCAGATCGACGGCGGATTCTTCACGACGCGCCGCGTCTGCGTCTTCGTGCCGGACAACAGTGCGCGAACCATGGGTGCCGAGAAGAGGATCGGGCGCTCGATCATCGCGGTACCGGGAAAGCGTCGTGAGTCACGCCGTCGAGCACGCGGCCCGCGGCCTTCTTGCCGACCTTGAAGATCGCGAGTTTGTCTTCGACGGCGTCTTCCGGTTTAGCATCATTCCAACTCACACCGGGCGCCGACCATTCCCCCCATTGCTTCATGTGGAAAGGAACGCCAGCGCTCGCGCACTGATCTCGCAGAGACCGCACCCAGTCGATGTACATCGGCCTGGCCTTCGGCCCACTCTCGCCGCCGACGATGACCCAGTCGATGCCGTCGAAAATTCGCAGCGGGTCCACATGGTCGCATCGCTCATCGACCCCGATAAGGCCGCTCTTGTAGCCTACGCGCGCCACGTTGATGCGCACCAGGCCGAGCAGCGGCTCCATGCTGAGGAACTTGATGCGGGCGCGGATGTGCAGCAGCTTGACGATATCGCGATCGAACTCTTCCTGATTCACGACGGTGATGCCGAGCCAGACGTTTGAAGGCAGGCCGGCCCGCCACCTGCAAGGGATCATGGCATCGACGTTCCCGACGCGCTTTGTCAGCAGAAGCCAGTCAAGCTCGGGCGTCGCCTCGATCAGCTTCCACAACCGATCGCGCGCGCCTTCAGGGGCCTTGTTGTCGAACACGTCGGCCATCGACGAGCAGAAGACGCGAGGACGGCGGCCGAGCTTTGCCGGCATCGTGCGTGCCCAGCGAAGCGGCTCGTTCCAGTGCTTGTCGCCGAACTCCCGGCGTTCGCTGTCGATGCCCCACAGCACGCGGCCCGGTGCGAAGCGATGCGCGTCGCGTTCCGCATAGCAGTTGTCGCAGGCCTGGCTCACCTTCTGACATCCCCACCAGGGATTGAAGGTCGCATCGGTCCAGGAAATTTCGGTCTTCTCGCTCATGCTCGCTCCTTTCTCGCCTCGTCGCGGGCGACATTCAGCTCTGCCATGAGAGCGTCGGAGCCGCCTAGCTGCCGCTCCCCCACCCTCCAAATGGTGAAGGCGCTCATCTTGGCTTCGTCCATGGCTTGGTGATGCCCTGAAGATCGTTCCTATGACCCCAGCAGGTGTGCGCGAGTTCGTCGTTTCCGCGGAACCAGTCGACCTCGATCGACACGGTCGCGTCAGACGGCTTGCCGCAGACGCAACACTGCGGCCTCTTGGCGAGAGGACGAGCCGCGAACCTCGGCCGGTTGTCCTGCACGGCGCCGATGCGTGGGTACTTCGCCTGGAAAGACGCGCTCATTGCTCGTGGTCCCGCAGGCCAGGCAAATAGATGAACCGGCCTTCCCAGGCCTTGCGGATGTTGCGCTCGAAGTAGGAGCCCCAGGAGTCGGCGGCCTGCATTTCACGCCACTGCTCGGCGCTGAACTCCGGATAGCCGTAGGCAACGCGGTGCTCGCTCGTCTTGAAGCGAATCACCAGCAGCTGACGGCTCGCGTCATAGCCGATCGAATGGATGCGGCTGCTGTCGGGCGTCAGAAAGGTCTCGGGGATGCGGTAGACGATCTCGGCTGAGGGGATCGTCATGCCGCGGGCGTTTGTGCTCATGGTTCGTTCCTTGTTGCTCTGTGGTGTCTCAGGTGCGGCGCGACGCGCGTCGCGTACTTCGCGTGCTCAGCGCTTCTTCGGCGCCGCCTTCTTGGATGCGGTCTTCGCCGACGGCTTCGGGTGCGGCTTGAAGTTCGCCGCCTTCTTCGCGGGCGCCGCCGGGGCCTTCTTGGCGGCGACCTTCTTCGCAGGCGCCTTGGCGGCCGGTTTCTTCGCTGCCGGCTTGGCGGCCTGCTGGCGGATCTTCTCGGCCATCGGCGACGGATCTGGCACACCGGGGCCTGGGTTGATCGCGGGCTCGTCGGCCTTGCCTTCTTCCTTGTTGTCGCCGTGCTGTGCCGCGAAGAGATCTCCGGCCTCGGGTTCCTTCGCCTTGTCGGCGGCCTTGCCCTTCTTGGCGCCTGGGTGGCCGACGGTGCCGTCGATCACGGCTGCCTTCTGCTCGGCCTTCTTCTTCTTCGTGGTCTCATCGGCCTCCGTCAGGGTCAGGCGCACACGCTGGCCGTTCTTCGCCCAGAGAATGCCGACATCCTTCTCGCTCACGTCGTTCGTGCTGACGGTGAACGTGAAGTCCACCATGCCGCCGTCGTGCGGGTCGAGATCGCGGAAGTTGTGCACCTTGCAGTCACCAGCCTTCACGCTGGTGATGCTGTCCGGCGTGTCGCCGATGCCGTGCTCGACGAGGATGCACATTTCCTCCCAGCTGTTGCGCAACTTGATCTTGTCGAAGGAGCGCGTGCGCAGCTTGGGCGTGGTGGCCTCCACGCCGGGAATGTCATTCGTGTCGGCGCGCTCGTAGATCGCCGGCCGCAGGGTCTTGTCGATCATGTCGAGGATCGTATTCGGTCCAGCGTAGTGGAACGACAGCGACACGGCCGGCACGTCGCCGTCGCCGTGCTTCTCGACGCGAGCCGTCAGGCTCATCTTGACTTCGGTGGGTGAGGGAAGTTGAAAGGTCATCATGGTCCCATGCAGTTGCTTGTTTCAGTGGTGCCGATCCTCGATCACGATTTCGACGCCGATGCTCGCGGCGTAGGCAATGCACTGATCGATGTAGGTCGACTTCTCTTCACGGTCTAGATCTTCTGTGCTCATGTGAAGGCTGCGTTCACCGTTAGGCAAAACCAGCCACTTCTTAACCCCCTTTCTCGTTTCGTCGGGCAAAAACTCGCGCTTGAATTGCTCGTGCCAGATGTCCGCTTCGTAGCGCTTTGCTTTGATCCAGGCCTTTTCTTCCATCTGCTGATTGATGATCCAGATCAGGGCGCGCTGTGCATCGGTTGCTTGAGGCTTCCATTCGTACACGCGGACAGCGATGAAGCGCCCCTGCTCGATCATGGCCGCAGCGTTTTCTTTGATGAAGTTCCAGAGCGCCCGAGCGTTGTCCGCATTGCGAATAACGAAGTTGCGCTCGAAACGGTTAGACGCCACGGCTTGCCTTCAGCCCTTCACCAGCCCAACGGCGACGAGCACGCGCCGCACCTTCTTGTCATTGCCGGCGAGCGCGATGAGCGTCGCCTGCGTGTCTGCCGCTGCCCGCGCTTCGAATGACCGGCGCTCTTGGCGCGGCATGCGTCGGCCCACGAACTCGTGACAGCCCTCGATGCCGTCGTGAGGCCCGCAGCCCGGCCAACACGTCAGGTCGCAGGTCTTCAGCTGCATGCCCTTGTCATAGTCGCCATGGCATGCCTGGGTGTATCCGTGGATGCCGCAGCGCCAGCACGGCAGCGAGGCCACCAGCTTGCGATAGGGCTCGCTCTCGACGCGCACCGCCTTCAGGATGGGCTCGGTGAAGCGAGTGGGCGCGCGCAGCGTGGCGCGTGCCGGCTCGCTGCGCGGAACGTGCACCGTATTTACGCGCGGCGGCAGCTCTGGCCGCTTGAACGGCTTGCGCTGCAATGGCTTGCCTCGCTTCACTTCTCTGGCTCCCAGACCATCAGGCCGGCATGCCTGGCGCGAGCCACCATGTCGAACGTCCCGCGGCCACCCGGGAAGGCCACCAGGCCGTGAGCGCGGGCCTCGCGCAGCATCTTCTCGTTCCGCGTCGGCCCGGCAGCCTTGCCGAGACGATCCCAGTCGGCCGCGAAAGTGATGCACTCCACGCCATAGGTCTCGGCCCAGTCGCGAGCGCACCAGTCGGCACCCTCAGCACCACCCTGGATGATCGCGGCGATGCCCGGCACGCGCACGCGATCGTCGCCCTCGCCTTCGACGCGCGAGAACCTCGCATCGAGACGGTTCAGGGCGTGGAACACGGCGATCCAGTCGAAGTAGTCGCGACCGCCGCAGACGATGAAGCGCTTCACCTGTCCCACCCCGGGTATTCCACGCGTTTGCGCACCGTCGGCAGGCAAGTCGCACAGTAGCGACCAGCGAATCCCACGCGTTCCGTATCCACGTTTTCGCGCTTGCAGTAGTTGCAGCGACGCACGGCCGATACGATGGCGGCGAGATCGTATTCGCGCGGTAGGCCGATCGCCATGCCGTCTGGGCACCACGCGCTCAGCTTGGCTTCGAACTTCCATTTGCCGACGTTGGTCCGGGTGATCACATGCACGGTATATCCTGCGCGCCTCAGCGTGCAGGCCCGCTCCATGGCCTCTCCTCGATAGGCATTGGGGCCGAACTCGGGGCCTGGAACAGGGTCAGGCGCTGGGTAGGTTGGCTGCACCTGCCAGCCGTCTGCGATGGCCGCATCACGCCAGGCGCGCACCGCGTCGAAGATGCCGACATTGTTCGTGAATCCGAAGTCCATGGCTCGCCTCACTTGCCGTAGTTGCTGACGATCTTCTGCAGGTGCTCGGCGAGCTTGGCGCAAAGCAGCGGGAAGTTTTCGCCGGGCCAATATGTGCCGGTCTTCTTGCCATCGGGACGCGCGCACTCGTGCATGCCGAGCTGCGTCAGGAAGCCGACGGATACCTCGAATCCGAGCAGCGCGCATACGTCCTTCGTGCTGAGCGGCGGCATCGTGCGGGCGGCACGCGGCGTAGCGTGCGCGATGCTGGCGAAGACAGCAGCGCCAGGTGCCGGCGCTGCTGCTGCCTGCGCATCCTCCTTGAGCTTCTTGTCCTTCGCATCGCGGTCCTTCGCCTGGCTGTGACGCATCAACGCCAGCGCGCGGAAATCCTCGGTGGGCTTGAGGCCTTGGCGCTCGAAGTCAACGAAGAGCAACCAGTTCCCCTCGCACTCCTCTTCCACCACCTTCGCATTCGTCGCCAGGGTGGCCGCCTCTTCGCTGGCGCGCACCTTCATGTCGGCGAGCATCACGTCGACGGCTTCCTGACATGTGGCGAGGCTGCGCTTGTTTTTCATGGCGTCGCCCCACTGGCCGCGACGCGGCTGCACCCAGGGGTCCGGCAAACCGGCATTCAGCGCGAGGATATGCCGGTCGAGCTTTTGCTGCGCATCAGCGGCGATCTCCTCTTTGCGCTCGCGCTTGCGGGTCTCAATTTTCTTCTCAAGGCTGAGGGCCTTCTGCCTGCTCTGCTCGCGAATCTGGCGCATGCCGTCGATCAGCTCGTTCACGCTGGCAGCCTGGCTGATCACGTTTTCTTCGAGCGCGGCGAGTTTCTTTTCGATCGCGCGACAGAATTCGGCATCTGCCATGGCCTGGCCGAAGTCGTCGTCGGTGTCCAGCCGCGTATTGATCGAGTCGATGAACGCCAGGGCGGCGTCTCGATACGGACCGAAATTGCTCTCGACGACCTTCCCCTCGACTTGCACGACGAGAGCCGGAAGCGTTGCGCGTGTCGTGCCCTTCTTGGGCTCTTCGACGGCTTCGGTTGGCTGCCACGCGATGGCGTCCTGAAACAGCTGCGCCCAGCCGAGAAGGATGCGCTGCGCGCGCTCGGGGTTCGGGTAGTACCAGCAATGTCGCTGCTCGATCAACTCTTCGCGCGCGTTCCATCGCGTGGCCGAAAACAGCACGCGGTCGAGGCCGCCGACGATGATTTGCTGCTCGCACTGCACAGCATAGACCTCGGGCAATTCGACAGGCGATTCGCAGATGGCGTCGCCGCAATCCGGGATAGCTTGCCGGATCGTCTCGTTCAGGATCTTGTGCTCCCACCCGGTCTTGCCATCGAAGGTCTGGCCGTCCAGCGAGGCACCGAGGCGACCGCGCGAGAGAACCATCTGATAGAGGTCTTCGCCGATCACCCCCTCGGCCACGGGGCGCGCCAATTCCTCTGCGCGGTGGCCGCTTGCGAACAGGGCTTCGCGGAAGTCATCGGGTTCCCGAACGACGCCTGTCGCGATCTCGCGCACCAGCTCGCTGCGCTTCTTGTACGGGCTCACCCCCGCCATGGCGGGCGCGTCGCTGGCGTTGAACAGGCTGACGCGATGCTGCAGCCACTCGGCGCTGCCGATCTCCACGTCATGCGTGACGATGGGCAGCTGAAGGAATAGGGCGAGGTCGGTTTGCATGCAGTGGTCTCAGGTGTTGGCGGGCTTCACGACATCGCGAAGCCTCTTCTCTTGTTCCGCGCTCAGGATGCCGCGTTTGCGGATCATCGCGAGCGTCTCGTCGATCGTCTTCGTGCCGGCGAGGAGCGCTTCGCTCCAAGCCTTGAAGTTGCGTTCGAAATCCGCCTGCGGGTAGGGCCGCGCACTCCTCACTGTGGCCTCGCCGGCAGCAGCCGGTTGGCTTGTCTTCGCGGCAGGCTGAGCAGGCTTCGACGCAGCCGGCGGCGCGGTCTCTTGGCTGCCCTCCCCGGCTGCAGCCTGGCGGCGACGCTGCTCAGCCGCCTCTTCTTCGTCTTCATCGCTCGACAGGTCAAGGTCTTCCTTGCTCCACAGCTGGAGAGCCAAGCCGAAGCGCATCGCAGCATTCCGGATCGCATCGCCGATGACCTCTTTCTCTCGATCGCCGGGGATGCCCTTTGCCTTGCCCTGTGCGTTGCCATAGCCCAGGCGCTTGAAGCCGCCAACGTGCAGCCAGATCCACAGGCCGCCGGTCGCGTCGAAGCGAGGCAAGCCGTCCGGCGTCCACGCGACGGGCTCCCACGTCCAATCCAGATCGGCTTCGAGGAGAAGCGCTGTCGCAGCGGCGTGCCCGACATAGCTCAGGTGCACCGCGTATTCGTGATGCCAGCCTTTGCAGATTTCGCAACGAATGCCCTTGCGGCGATCCTTCTCGATCTCCTCCTTTTGCTCGGCCGTCTGCCGAACGAGGATTGAAACCATGTGCTCCGGCACGGGCTCGCGCAAGAAGGCGCGGCCACGCTTGCCGCTGTCGGCGTGCCATTTCGGCGCGTCGTCGTCATCGTCCCGTGCGAGTGGTGGTGGCGCTTCTTTGTTCGTCATGGCTGAGAAAGTGGGCGGCGAGCATGGCGCCCGCCAAGATCAGAAGGAGCAGCGCCCCTGCGCGCAGAGGCTGCACGATGGTCACCTAGAAGTCGATCACGAGGTGAGCCAGCTTGATGATGAAGCCGACGAGCACGAGAAGCGCGCCGCCGGCCGCGAGGTAGGACGCGGCCTGCGTCACGGCGTCGGCCAGCCCCGGCAATGCGCTGACAGTCAGCGGCGCGTCACCGATCAGGCATAGCACGAATGCCACGGCGAGCAGCCCCAGGCCGACGGCGATCATGCGCATGCCTTCAGCACGAGACCGATCACGAAGCCGGCGACCATGATCCCGCCGACAACGTGCAGCGACCAGCGATCCCACCAATCGAGTATGAGATGCACGCTCGGCCTGGGCCCATCGAGCAGCGAGCGCTGGATGACCTCGGCGTCGCGCGTGGGTGCCGGCGGCTTGCGCACATAGTGGCCGCCGATCACGATGCCTGTCGATGTGCGTTTGTAGTCGTGGCGATGCATCACTGCTTCCTCGCTTTCAGCATGGCATCGGCGTACTCGTAGGCGAAAGCTGGAAGCGTCGTCGCGCTTTTCTCCCCACGGTTCGAACCTTCCTTGCTCTCGTGGCCGATCATGGCGGCCAGCGCCTGAGCAGCGAAATAGTCGCGGACGCTGATGCCGAGACAGACCACCTCGGCGCCGGGCTGCACAAGCTCGTCGCCGACCTGATATGTCTTGCTGGTGTTGTTCCTCCAGGTCGCCGGGAAAGCCGGGCCGCCGTCGTCGGGCCCCTTCTCTTTGAGCTTCTTCTGCATGTCGATGAACTCGCGTGTGTCCATTCCGTTGCTCTCCTAGATTCTTGGTTCGGTCGGCGCGAATGTACTACAGCACTGTAGTAGACAACAAGCACTTTTTGCTACTACATTCCGGTGCCATGAACTGCACCCCTCTTGCGCGGGACCGCCGATTGCCCTTAGACTCCGCCGCGTCGGGTGTGGCAACTCGACACGGCAAGATTCATCAGGTACGCGACCCCCGCGAATGTTTAGGTGGGGCATGCGTAGGCGTCAACACGTACAGGGTTCCTGTTGCCCTCTTGCCCGTGTCGTCGTCTGCCCATGCCAAGGGCCATGCCCCACCTAAGCGTTCCGGGGGTTTTGCTTTTGGGCCGACCGCATGAGTCGCGTCAGGAGTGGGCCTGCATGGGCCGCCGCTCAGAAACACCGGCCCTCGATGTGCCCATCGGAGTGCGCCGCCCGGCCTGTCGACGAGGGACCGGACAAGGCGAGTAGAGCCCGCATGGTGACAGGGCGCCGCCGAAGGAATCGTCGCCCCCTGGGTACGCTGGGCGGGTGTTGTGTGATGGTGAAAGCGCAGGCTGATGCGCACGGCAGACCAGAAAGAGCGGATATCTACTGGCGCCGCGATCGTCCGCTCGACCGGAGACGTTCCGGCATGAGATCGAAGCCGGAGATCAGCGCCGGCCACCATCACAGAACATCCCCGGGCGAGGAGTGAAGAGGCTCACTGCCTTTCACCCTTGGACCTCCTATTCCAAGAAAGCGAGCACCAATGAGCACTCTCCCCCGCTGCGAAGAGCGCATCTTCCACGCGCGCGGCATGAACGGCTACCGATGCCAGAATGCCGGCCGCTTCGAGCACGACGGCCACCACTACTGCGGCACGCACCACCCGCCGAGCATCGAGAAGCGGAAGGCCGAAAAGGCCGAGGCCGAGCGCCGGGCCTTCCTGTCGCGCGAGAAGCTGCGCAAGCAACAGTTTTCCGAGATGGTCGAGCGGGATCGACGGGCTGCAGCTTTCGAGCCTCTCGTCGAACTCGTGAGGGATCTCGACGCCCGGTTTCGCCTGGGGCTCAGCGTGGAGCAGGCCACGATCTGGAAAGGCATGACGACCTATCGCCGGCACGTCGACCAGCTGCTCGTGATGATCGAGGGGAAGAAGCGATGACACAAGCGCCGATGTTCGACGACCTCCCGGACTGGATCGACCGCGACGCCTGGGAAGCCTTCGTCGAGGTACGCCTCGACAAGAAGAAGGCGGCACGCGCGCCGTTCACGCCCAGGGCTCGACAGCGCATGCTGAAGCGCCTCGAAGAGATGCGCCAGGCTGGCCACTCGCCGCAGGCCATCAATGCGCAGATCGACCAGAGCGCGCGCAACGGCTGGTCGGACATCTATGAGCCCAAGGCCAGGCCGCAGCCGGTCAACGGCCACACGAACCGCTGGGCCGCCGAGAAGGCCGCCGCCGTCGACGCGTGGACTGGCGGGCGCGCGACGAAAAAGCCGGCGCCACCTTCAACCGATGTCATCGACATGGAGCCCAAGCCATGAGCATCAGCAACGGAGACGGCCCGCGGGGAACCGTCGGCATCTTGAACGTCGGCCACGGCGACACGAAGCTCTCGTTCGACCCGAGCAACCCGGCCGAGCGCATCCGCGCTGCGCGCATCGTGCGCGACATGATCCGCAGAGGCTATGCCCTGCTGGTCCAGGGAGAGAAGGACGGCGAGAAGGTCTTCACGCGCGCCCTCGACTTCGACGAGAACGTCTGCGAATACATCATCGCCGACTTCGATCCCACCCCAGCACCACAAGAGACAAGCCATGCCCAAGAGCAAGAAGACGAAGCCCAGCCGGCAACAGCGCCGCGACGCGGCCCGCGCCCGGGAACGCGCCGCATCAAGGCAGAATCAGTTCGCGCTGTCAGCGTCGCACCAAGCGCGGGGGGTTGAACTCCTACGGCGTCTTGACACGCACGCGCCGCTACGCGAGAAGCTCAAGACGATCGCCGCCGAACGTGACGACTGGTCGGGCATCCCGATGCCACTCAGTGACGAGCAGCTCGTGATGGAGCCCCGCCATCCATACGCGGCGCTCTCCGCCATCGGCCACAAGCCAGAAGAGCCGGTCGACTTCACGGTGCGAAATTCCTGGCACAGCACGCACAAGCGCTGCCGCGTCACCGTCGTGCAGATGGCCGACGGCCGCATCCGCTATGCGCTTGATCCAGAGATTCACCACTTCACGCACGACCTCAAGACAATGGGCTGCAGTGAGGCCTGGGGCATCGAGCAGGAGAGCAAGGCCATTGACCTGCTCGGTACATTGCTTCGCCACCACGCATTCAAGAAATACCTCCTGACCGGCATGTTCCTGGAGACATCGAAGCGTTCCGGCCTGACCTACGTCTTCCGCAAGCTGCGGCCTACGGTCGTGCTGAAGAGCGTGCCCGGCCAGCCCGTGCGCATCCTCTGCGCGCTCTGCCTCCACCCGATCGCCTACTACGCTGGCAGCTGGGCGGGTGCCATGTGCCCGACGGACGATGTTGTCGCGCACCTCATGCTGATGCGCGGCGACGAGGCCATGCTCTGGCGGCGGGCGAATCATCACCCGGCCTGGTCGCCACTGGCGGGCCTCTGAGGCCCTCATCTGCGTCAGTCGCCGCTGCTTTTGGCTGGCTCGGCATGCGCCGGGGTTAGCGCCTCGTAGGCCCCGACGCAGGTAGCCCCTGCGATGCCGCGCTCGTCGGCGACGGTAGCCAGGAGTCGAACTCGCGTGACGCACTGGCCGAGCACGTCGGCAAGCATTCCGGCGGCGTCTTCGGCTGGCGGGCCGCTTGCGGCAGGGGCGGGATTTCGCGCTGCTTCACGGGCGGCGGCAACAAGGGAGGCGACACGTTGCTGCAGCTTGCCAGCAGCAGCGTCAGCAATGGCGGCATCAGCACGTGCCGCCTGAGATTTTGCGCGCTCTTCATCGAGTTTCTCCTGTAGCACCTTGCGTCCCGCGGCTTCCTCGGCGCGGATGCGCTCGCTTTCCTTCCCCCAGGCTGTGGCAGCTGCTGCCTTGTCGGCGGCGCGCCCCTGACGCTCTCCAGCGAGTTCCACGCGTAGCGCGCCGACCTGCAAGCGCTGGGCGCCGATCACCACGGCCATGGCCACCAGAGCGGCCAGCGATGCCCACAGCCAGGCTTTGAGGCCGACGGCGACCAGCGGGTTCGGGATCATGCGAGTGCCGCGAAGGCGTTCGCGTAGTTCTGCGGCCACGCCTCGGGGTGAGGCTTACCCGGCTTCCAGTTGCGTTTGTAGCACTCCCAGGCGGCTTGCACGTCGCCGAGCGCCGGCAGGGGCTGCGGATCGGTCAGCAGATATAGCCGACCTAGCGCGGCTGCAAGGATGTCGTCTCGCTCCAGCGCAACCCACACGACACGCTCTTCGAACGGCACCTCGCGGGCGCGACAAACGTCGGAGGCGAGGTGCATCGTAGCCGGGTGCCGCATCACCCCGCGCACCCCGCCTCCACGTTCGAACTGCAGGAGGCCGCGCGCCGGCCCCTTCGTCTCAGGCACAACGGGGTCGATGATCTGCCAGCGCACGCGCAGCCCGGACTCCTGCAGGCCAATGGCCATCAGCATCACGCGCGAGCGGTCGCTGTCCAGCGTCTTGGGGAGCAGGGCCATCGCCGGGATGATGGCCTCTTCCAGGAAGGTCTTCGGCGTGCAAGGCAGCGTGATCATCGCGTTCCCCTTTCACTGCAGGGCGCAAACGCCCGTGGTTGCATCGACGCCGGTACGCACCACGTTGCCCGTGGCAACGCTTCCCGGCGAGCGCGAGACGTTGACGGCGGCACCGCTGGCGCCCTCGCCCTGGCACACAATGTTGTTTCGCACGACGGCGTCGGCGTCGGGCACGTCACCGTTCTGATAGTCGGTGTTGCCGACGGTGATCGCCGTCTGCGCCGTCGGGTTGCGATTGATGACGACGTTCCCATAGATCACGATGCCCGGCGCGCTCTGCGCGACGATCGCTGAATTGCCGCCGTTGATCAGCCGATTGCCGGTCACCTTGACATCACGGAACCACTCGGCACTGGCATAGCCCTGCGTGATCGACATCAGCCAGCAGCCGGGCTCACCGCGGTCCTGCACGATCGTGTTCCCTTCGATCGTCAGGCCGGTCACCTGACCGTGGAAGGTCATGTTGCCGCCCTTGCAGATGCCGTCGGCGACGCTGTTGCGATCGTAGGTGTTGTTGCGGATCGTCAGGTTCGTGAAGTTCGAGAAGTAGGTGCCGTGGCTGAAGCCGCTGCCGCTGAAGTTGTTCGCGCGGATCGTGTTGCCCTCGATCAGCGAATTCGAGAACGAGCCCAGCATGCCCATATCGCTGTTGCGCTCGATCGTGTTACCCCTCACCGTGATGCCGCTCACGCCCTGACCGCCCTGTGCGTTCAGCGCGATCTGAAAGCCGGTGAAGGTGTTGCCCTCAAAGAGGAGGGCATCGGTCACGCCGCGCAGCCACATGCCCCAGCGCGTGGCGCCGTTCGTGCCGTCGAAACGCAGATTGCGGAAGGTGTAGCCAGCCCACAGCCGGATGTCCTCCCACTCGCCCCATTCGAAGGCCGCGCCCGTCGCAGGACCCGTCCACCTCAGCGTGGCCTGGCCGGTGCCGTAGCTCGTGAAGACCAGCGGGTTCGCCGCGCTCACGTTGGGATTCATGAGGCGGATCGTCGACGAGAAGATGAACTCGTCGCCGCCGCGGAAGCTCAGCGTCCCCGCGGCGAGCGCGTTCACGTTGATGCCGCTGAGGTCTCGCTTCGGCAGCGCCTCGGTGCCAGGATTGCTGTTGCTGCCGGCGGCGCTGAAAAAGAGAGCAGTCGGTCCACTGAGCGGCGGTGAGGGTGTCGTCGGGCTGCCCGTGCCAGTGTAGAGATCGCAGGCCTTGGCCACGTTCGGCGTCGGGTCGGCGGCGAAAGCCGTGTTCGAGCATGTCGCAGTGCCGCTGAAGACGCGCTGCACGAACGTCGCCCCCGAGCCGTAGCGGACTACCGAGTTCGCCGGCACGGTGAACGAGCCGCCTTCGACGGCGACGCGCGTCCATTCCGGGGCCGGCGCGGGTTGCGTGCAGGCGCCGGCCGGCGGTGCCGTCGGCGAGACGCTGGTCGTGCGCACGCAAGCCGGGTAGGCGCCGATCTGCACCGTTGTGGTCTGCTGCCAGCTGCCGACGAGCGGCGATGCACACTGGACGGTGGCGACGGTCGGTGCCGGGGCGACAGGGCACGGCGGCGCGGGATTGAAGGTGGCCGTATAAACCGTCTCCTGCCGGCACTTGTAGAGGCTCGATGCCTTGCGCTCGACTGCGTCGGGTGCAATCAGCGCCTTGCAGGCGGCAAGCGTCGGCTGAACTGCGCCGACGTTCGACGTGCCGCGCATGAGCTGGAAGCCGCGCACCTCATAGTCGGTGACGACGGCGGTCTGCGCGTGAGCCAAAAGCGAAGACGCGGCCAGGACGGCCGCGGTCAGGAAGCGACGGATCATTGCTGGGCTCCTCGGCCACGGACGGCCATCAACTGGGAAGTTTGAAGGTCTTCGACGCGCCTCATGGGATGCTCCGAATCTGCGGCGATCTCACCGACGGCAAGCCTCACGACGGCCATGACCTGGTGCCGGTGGCGTACGGCGACGACAGCGAGGATCGTCATAAAGACCGAGCCGAGAGGCGTCGCGTCTGGGATGAAGTCGAAGAAGGGGGCACATACCTGGAGGCCGAGCGAGAAGGCGATGAGCCAGAGCCCGATCCGCTGCAGCCAGAAGCCGCGGTTGTGCATGGCGTTCGCTACTGGCCACACCAGCACTAGTAGCACCGCGCAAGCCATGGCGTTCATATAGTCCAGAACGATCATGTCGACTCCTTTTTCTCGCTGACGCGATCGATCCATGAGGTCACGACTTGCCCGAGCTTGATCGCGATCGGCTGGGCAAATGCTCCGATGAGTGCCCCGAGAGCAAGGCGAACAGCACCCGGAGCCACATCGGCGAGGTCTAGCTTCTTGATCGCCCACGGCGAGATTAGAAGCGTGACGATCGCCGCGAGTAGGACGGATCCGATCATGATCCCAAGAAGACGCCGAAAGGAGAGGTCGGATTTGTCCGGCAGCAACGTTTGAGCAATGATGCAGCCGATCAAGCCGCCTACCAGGCCGCCGATCAGCAGGGTCACGTCGAAACCGAAAGCTGCACAGAATGGCGCGGCAACCGCGCCTGTCGTGGCGCATACGGCGGCACTGGTGGTGATGTCGCTCATTGGTTTTTGCCTCCTGCGAGTTCGATGACGAGAAGCGCGCCAATTATCAGTCCCACCACGCCTAAAGGCATGTCAAGTCGCTGCGAACACAGCGGCTTTCCAGGCACGACAGGCCACGGCGCGAAGTAGAACCACGTGCTGCAGGCGACGACGGCGGCCTTGAAGCCGCCGATAACTGCGCAGACGGCCACTACTTCCCAGCTGGCATAGACGGCTGCGATGAAGGCCAAGAGGAGCAGGCACAGCGCGTTCGTGCTGAGGTTCCACACGAGCGCCTGATTCTCCGGGTCTGCGTGATAGTAGGCATAGCTCGACATCATGCCGGCCACCAGCAGCACGAGTGCCGTGATGCGGTGTCTCACGGCGGCGTGCCGGGAGGTGGGCCGCCGCCGGGGTCAGGCTCGGGCGGACCGCCTTCTGGATGGATGACGGGTGCCGTCGGCTCGGGCGACGGGGCCGGCTCGGGTGGCGGCTCCTGCCGCGACTTGTCGCCGCGCTTCGACCAGATGGCGATGCCGACGAGGATGCCGAGAATCACGAGAACCCAGATGACTGCGTTTGACATGACCTGCCTTTCGCGGTTGATGCCTTTTCAGGCGAAGAAAAACTGTAGCTGGCCAGCCGGATAGCGTGGCGATGCACCTCCTCCCTGCACTGTGTATGGATAGCCGGTGAGCGGGCCGAAGAAGAGGACGTTAGCGACACCCGAATCATCCATTAGCATCTGGCCCACCACATTACCCTGATCGAGCAACGGAGGATTGAAGGCGACTTCGGCGATATTGCTGACGACGCCATCGGTCAACGAAAAGACGCCTGTCGTGGAGGCCAGTGCTGTTCTCGCATAACCCGTCCCGATGCTGGGCTCAGTACCGGCCACTGAGTTGGTCGGCATCGTTGTGGTGTAGGCGGCATACACGGTAGCCGGCCACGTATAGCCCTGGGCGCGGAAAACCAGGTCAATCAGCTTGTTTGACAAGTAGTCGCTCGTTCCGCTGGAAAGACCAAAAACGATCTCTAACGTGCCTGCCGCGAAACTCACCGGCATCTCGCTGTCGACATTGAGGCCGGCGATCTCGATCGAGAACCAGCAATTGCCGCCCACCTCGTCGTCGAAGATCACGACATGGGTTGGCGCCCACGCGAAGGCAGACGGGCCGAAATTTATCTCGGCGTTGTTGCTGGTCTTGTGCGTGATACCAGTGCTCGCGAGAACCGTTCCAGGTCCCTGCGTGCCCGCCCAGGCCGTGAGCGAGCGCGCGACCTCCTGACGCTGGTAGTCGCTGTCCACCGGCTCCTCTGGGTTACCGTCAGTGTCCAACGTAGCCAGGCCGACCCACCATGACGAAGGCAAAGTAAGTGCGGTGCCCTGCATCATTTCGCCGAATGCTTGGCGTGAGTAGGTTGTGAGATCCATGACAGACAGATCCTTTTCTTCCTTGTCGGGTGTGTGCCGTCAGCCGCCTGCCGTGATTAGCGTGACGGACAAACTGAAGAACGCGCTCACCTGCACCAGTCCCGTCGCTATTTCCCGAATCTGGACCTGCAGTTGAATGTCCTTGTGGTCATCGGTGGTGGTAATGCTCCAAGTCCTGTCAGCGTCGAGCGACAGCCATGTGTCGAGCGCAGAAGAGACAGGGTCCAGGTCACCAGCGTCGATCGAGCCGGAAAGCCTCGTAACCATGACCTCGAACTGATTGGTAATCGTGGTGTCAACAGGCGACACGTATAGCCATTGGTTCGCCGTGCTTGGCGTCGGACCTGGCGCATTGCCAGAGGTGGTAAGCACTCCGTTTCCGCCCAATGTGAACCACACCGAGACCTCTGTCGTGAAGTCACTTCTCAGATGCTTGTCGATCACCCGATCTGGCAAATAGACGACCGGAAGCGTGCCGCCACCGCCCGTGTCTTCCCCTGGGTCGACTGGGTCTTGGATCTCGCCTGGTGCAGGCAAGAGTGATAGGTCAGCGTCGTGCACCCGGTCGTCGTCGACAAAGGCGCCGATCTCGTACAGCTGCGCGCCCTGCTCGATGCCGCCATCGTTCACGTTGGTGATTTTCGCGATCAGCTCTTCGACTCCTGGCGCGCCGAGCAGGTACTGCGTGCGGTCGCGGTAGCCGTCATCGGTCAATGGCGTGAAGCCTGGGTCCTCGGCCAGCACGACCTGCGTCGTCAGCGGCCCCGGCGTTACGCCGATGGGTTCGGTCAGTGTGTTGTCGTCGAGCTGTAGCACGATCTGTTTCGTTCCCTGGCTCCAGTCAACTGGCTCGCTGAGCGTCATGAGCAGCGCGTCGGCATCCCAGTCCACCACGTCACCGGCCTTCCAGTAGCGCATGTGCTCGGTTTGCCAGCGCACTGCGGTTCCACATGTCGACAGCACGCCCTGCATTTCGGTGACGCATCCCACCGTGCGGCGACGGTAGGCCAGGCGGGCTGCCATGTATAGACCCTCGCGCGTCGCGTGGATGCGCCCGGTCACGCCTTCGATGCGCACGCGCTGCGGGTCCTGCATGACATCGACACCAGGTGCCGGGCACTCGATGGGCGCGCCGTAGTTCCACGACCGACCATCCATGAACTCGATGATGTAGCCATCTGGCATGCGGTCTTGCGGCAGCAACTCCTCATCTACCATCGATCCTGGCCGCGTGTTGCGCGTGTGGAAAGCGGACCGAGGAAGCGGCGTTTTCTGGTCGCGCCACAGCGTGCGAACGCCGCCACGCCGGAAGGCGCGTGCCCGGAAGGAGCCGGCAATGAGTTGAGCAGCGGAGTCAGCATCCTGCGCGCTTTCGAAGACGTAATCGAAGCGGTCCTGACGGGCGTCGCAGAGCACCTTCATCTGGTATAGCGTCGCCATGTCCACGCGGTCGATTGGCAGTCCCTCACCCCAAGTCGGCGAGAGCCAGAGATCGGCGAGGATCTCGGCTGGGTTGCGAGAGGCACGCTCGGAGCCGCGCGTGCCATCGGAAAGCACCTCTGCGACGTGACCAGTGCCCACGATGCCAATGCGGTTCTGCGAGACCCCGCTCAATTGCTTGCTACTGCGCATGACCACCTCCAGGTGAGTCACGTTCGGATTTAGTGGCGCCGGCTCATTCAGATAGGCGCGCATGCCAGCCCAAACCAGGTCGTTCAAAACCCTGATGTTCGTGCTCTTCACGTCCATGCGGGTAATGCGCACCTGGATGCGACGCGGCGGGTCGATGTCGTATTTGAAGGATATGCGCTGCACCTCACGGCTGGCGCGCGTGAAGGTCTCCGTCTGCAGAATTGAGAAGGGTGTGATGCGCGTTCCGAAGGCATTCACCTCTGCGATGTCAATGCGCAGCGACACCTCCAGGCCGCTCACGTTGCCGTCGCTGTCGGCCGTGCCGAGGCCGCGCGGCGCCACGATGTCGATGCCCAGCTGTTTCACCGTGAAGCCGGCGCCGCATGCGACGAAGGGGCCGACAATGGTCCCCGTCAGGAACTCTTGCGAACCGACTTCCAGAGAATTGATGACGTTGGGTAGAACGAGCGTCGGTGCATCACCTGGCTGCAGATAGTTGATTGTCAGCACGTCCTGGAAATGCGTGATGTCGGTGTCGTCGATCAGCGTGCGCTCGACATCGAGTCGACCATTCGTGACAGCAAAGAGCGCGAACAGAAACTGCTCATTGCTCTCGTTGAACTCTTGATATGGCTGGGCCGCATAGGGCGGGAAGAACTTGCGGCGCCCCACCAGCTTCGGCACGGGGTCATACAAGCGGGCGGCATTGCCCTGCAGGCCGTTGGCGCCAGCGAACTGCGCAGCCTGCTCCTGCGGCGTGTTCACGTCTGGCTCATTGATGACCGAGGCAAACACGCTCGCGAACGCAAGCGCGATGAGTTCGTAATTGCCGGTATAGACGGCCACGACTGTGGCGACTGCAATCTGAATGATGCCGCCGTATTCGTCAGCGTCGGCCGGATACTCGATGAACTCGACGATGTCGCCGGGGCGCGTGTCGTAGGCCCATTGCTTGCGCGAGACGAACCCCGGGCCTCCGTTGACGCGGCAGATGACATGCCCGCGCGGCGCCAACTCCTGCAGCGTGCACCCAGCCTGTGCCGATGTCTTCGAGACCTCGACGTTAAACGGCTGGCGAATATGCGTGACTGAAACGTGTTGCATGGCGCCAAAACTCGAAGTTGTGAAGGCCGCGGGCTTTTGCCTCTGGCCACGGATCGAATACTACAGAGCCGCCCTTCTCCGGTGTGCCGAATGCATGCAGTAGACCAAGGCTGCCTGCGCCGTCGTCGACCACGAAGCCCACATGACGGAAACCGCGCTGATCGATCATCACGGCGATGTCGTCCGCAGCGCAGACAGCGATGGGATCGGAGCCGCGTACACGCTTCCATCCGCCTTGCTTCGCCGCCTTCCTGATCTGGCCCTCGTCGCTCATCCATGGAAGTTCATCGCCGAAGCGCTCATGGCAGCAGATCTGCACCAGGCCGCGGCATGTGCCGACTTGGAAATAGTCGCTGCCTATGTGCTTGAGCGCCCAGTGCTTCATGACAACAGACCCGGGTAGGCCTCGGGCGTGAATGTGATCGCCGGGATAGCTGTATTCGCGCTGTCGCGGTAGGCAGCCGTGAGCGTGGTGACGGCGCCCTGCGTGCGAACCTTCGTCAGCGTGAGCTGGAAGGGCGGCATCTTCGCGGGCGCCGTGGTGTCATCGCTCGCATAGATGCGCTCGATCAATTCCCACTTTCCATACAGCACCTCGGGGTCGGTGCTGGCCCTGATCTGATCTAACACGTCTTTGATCAGCCGCGAGACGTTGCTGACGGTAATCGTCAGTGTCGGGCTGTTGGCGTTCTCCGATTCCTCGGGGTATTCGATCTGCAGCTGCGACGGAATGAAGTCGACGGTCTCGCCTGGGTTGCGCGGCGCCGTCGCCTCCAGCGTTGCGGTGAGCGGTTCCGTGTCCACAACGGCACGAATCGGCGCGGCGCCCATCACGGGGTGCCACAGCTCGAAGGTGGACAGGATGACGCGATCGATGCGCGCGCCGACCGCAGACTCGGCCATGGCCTCGCTGTAGCTGATCCCATTCAACGGTTCGAGGTAGACAGGCATTAGAAGGGTCTCATCGAGGCATAAAAGTAAATGCCATTGTTGTCGGCCATGTCCAGAATTTCGATCTGCACGCCATTAAGGTAGATCGCGCACTCCTGGTCCACGCCATTAAAGACCATGCCAAGTACATCGCCGGCCGCATAGGCGATGGTGTCATGTTCGATCTGCCCGTATCCGTTCGATCGGCCGTTCGACATCCAGTAGGCCGAGATCGACGAGAACTGCATGAGGAAGTCTTCCAGGTTTCCGCCTGGCCCCAGGCTTCGCGTGTAGCAGCCGATTGCCACCGTCACGCCTGCCGGCAGCGCGTCGATATGGAACTCCACGACTCGATACTCGGTGCCGATGTCATGCGTCGTGCTGCGTGCCGATGCTGTCGGCAGCCCGTTGTCGGCGTCGTAGACACCATGGAACTCCGGCAGCGTGCCGGCAATCAGCTCGGCCTGGCTGCCCACCTCCTGGAAGCCAACCGTGGACGCGTCGAATGTACCGGCCGAGCCGTAGTCGGCCAGGTAGGCTGCGCCGAAGACCATGCCGGCGGGCGCACGCGTGTCGAGCCTGATGCGGATGTCCGGTGCCGGCGGCTCGGGCGGCGTCGGCGTGTTCGGCAACACGGTGTTGCCTCGCGCCTCGCAGTCGATGGTAATACGCGTGAAGCCGTTGCCAAGCGATGCGAACTGGGGCGCACTTGTGAAGCGGCGGACCTTGACCACGCCGAGACCCTCGATCGCCGGCCAGCTTGCCGGCGCGGAGAACCACGCGCCGCCGAAGACAAGCGTTTCCGTCCAGAACTGCCGAAAGACCTGAGTCTGGGCCGGGCTACAGACGAACTGCAGCTGCTGCGTCTGGCGCTCGTCCTGCTCGATCGCGCGCAGCTCGACGGGACCTCGTCCCGCCGGGTCAGAAGATAGGCGCATGTCATAAGCCGATAGCGATAGCGCCGACGGACACGGCAGCAAGTCGGGAGTCGTAATGGCTGCCATCAGCTGGTCACCTCCATGCCAGAAGACGCGCTGACGTTCAAGACGAGTAGCAACTCGCCCGTGCCGACCACTTCCATGCCGGAGCTGGCCGCGAAGGCGCCAAGCGTCGGCCCGGTCTCGCTGGCCTCACCTATCAGGCGCAGCTGAGTGTCGATGCGCCAGCGGCGCAGATGAAGCGCGGTCGCGTTGTATGGAGCGACGAACTGCGCGGTGTACCAAACGGTACCGAAGCCCTGCTGAGCCACACGCGCCGCGAAGCTGCGCTCGCCATTCTTCAGGCCATCGCGATAGAAGAGTTGGAAGTCCGCGGCTTGGCTCTGTTCCAGCAGAAGGCTGCAACTCGCGATGTGCGGTCGTCGTGTCACCACGCGACGCCTGCGCGATTCTCCGGTACCCATGTCGATGTTGGCAAATGGCGACTGATACTGGAAATCGTGCCCGGCGATCAGGAACGCCGGCAGGCTTGACGGCATTACGAGGTTTGGTAGCGGCATGTCAGCGGCCTCGACGCGCTAGTTTGCGATTCGTGCCCGTCACGCCCGTGATCGTCTTGATGCCGACGCCACCGTCCTGAGCATCCTGCACCATCGTCGACAACACGATCTTCTTCAGGCGGCGGCCGTCGCGCTGCTCTTCCTGAACCTGGGCCGTCATTGGCACGCCGGGCGGCGTCACGATCTGTACGTCGCCGCCACCACCAATGCCGCCGGCCGCCGGGTTGTACTCACGCGGCACCACGGCCTCACCCTTGTGCAGGATGGCGCGAAAGCCATCGTTCGGCACGTAGTTCGTGCCCGTGGCGAGGCCCGTCGCTGCATCGCCATAGTCGCCGAGGAAGGCTCCGTTCCCACTATTGACCGAACCACCACTGCCGAAGATCTTGCCGAGCAGCGCTCCAAAGCCGGAGCCCGAGCCCTTGCTGCTGTCGCCGAACAACTTGGTGGCCGCCTCTTGTGCCGCGATGCGGATTAGGTCGAGGATCACCGAGTTCGCGAATTGCTTGAAAGCCTGGCTTGCGCTCTTCGTGCCGCTAATGAAATCAGAGAAGGCGTCTGCCGCGTTCGTCGTCAGCGATGAGTCGATGGCCGCCTGAACCTCCTTCTGCTTCTTCGTGGCATCGTCGAACTGCTCGGCCGCCGACTTGATAGCCCGCCCATAGGTGTCATAGTCGATCGCGCCCGCCGAAAGCAACCCGTTGAGTCGGATCAATTCGGCGCTGTACTTCTCGGCGTCGGTGCGCGTGCTCTTGAAGACATCGGTGCCAGCATCGCGCAGCTCGTTGCTTTTCTTCTCCATCTCGTCGGCTTGCCGCACGAGTTCCTTTTCCTGCGCCGTGAGCTTCTTGGCGTCGTCGACCTGCTGGGCGTAGTACAGCGCCGTCTCCAACTGGCCGGCCTTGGCGCCCTTGAAGCGCCCGGCCTGGACGTCGGCGAGCAGCGTTTCGACGGCCGTCAGTTCGTTTGCCTTGCTCGTCGACTCGCGCAGTTTCTCAAGGTAGCGATCGGCGTCGGTAAGCTTGTCCTTCGGTGTCTTAGCTGCCTTCTGCGGGCCCTCGAAGTCGATCTGAGGCAGCGCCGCCGGACCGCGTCCCCGCCGCGCCAGATCGGCCGAGCCTTGGCCGAGCGAGCCGAGCCTGTTGGCGTCTCGCACCTTCTGCAGCTTCTGGCTGAAGCTCTCAGCGCTCAGGAGGCTATCAATTTCGTCTTTTGCATCCTTGCCGATGCGGATCGCCTCCGCGAAATCGCCGCGCGCGAACGACGCAACCTGCGCCAGGCGGGCGCCGATCGACTTTCCAATCGCCTCAAAGATGCGCACGACCATCTGGCCGGCGTCGACGATCAGCGCCAAGCTGTCGGCCGCCGTCTTCGCGAACTCCGCGGCCTGGCTCTGGCCAGCCAGCTTCTTGCCGGCGTTGTCAATGCCAGCGAAGGCCTTGACGACCTCGGTGAGCGCCTGCGTGAAATCGTTGAACGCCGGCAGCGCGTCGACGGCAATCGTCTGGGCGTATGCCTTAAGCGTAGCGGCTTGCTTGGCTTGCTTGTCGGCGTAGGCGTCCGCGAGTTCGATCTGCTGCTGCGTCAGGATCACCTGACGACCGCCGGCCTCGTCAAGCGCTTTGAAGACGCGTAGCTGCTCGGCGCCTGTCTTGCCGAAGAGTGCCACCGCAACAGCCGTCTTCTGGGCGCCATCTGCGAAGCCGGACAGCGCCTTGCCAACGGCCTCATACTGCCCAACTGGATCCAGGCGCTTGAATTCTTCGATATTGATGCCGAGGGCCGCCAGGGCGGCGCCGGCTGCCTTGGATTCGTCGTCAACACCGGTCAGCCCCTTCGTGAGCTTGATCGTTGCGCCGGCCACCGACTCGATGCTCACGCCGGCCGTGGCGGCGGCGATCGACAGCGAGGCGATGTCTTCCGCGCTGGCGCCGATCGTCTCTTCCAGGTCCTTAAAGTCGGCCGCGCTCTTGACGAGTTGGTCGAAGGCGGCGGCGGCGCCCACCACCGCCGCGCTAATGGCAACGCCGATGGTCTTGCCGACCTCCTGTGCCTTCTTATTGAACTTCTCCAGCGCCTTCGCAGCCCGATCGGTGTCGGTCTCGAAGGACCCGGTCTTCATGAGAAGGTCGATGATGATCGAACCGGCTGCCATGCTCTCTCCTTCACGCGCGCGGTATCACGGCGCCCAGGGCCTTGAACGTGTTCAGGTCCGCTTGACTCCATCCGCCTTCGGGTGCTGGCGGCGCAACCGTCTCGACATCGATCTTCCGACGCATCCAGCGCAGATGTTCCTCGAAGCTGCCGCCGATCTGCGCATGCAGGAGCCGCGCAGCAGGCCGCAGATAGCGGGCTTCATCATCGAATGGGTGCGCTTTCCAGAATTCCACCCACGACTGAAATTCGGTGGCCGACATCACGCTTTGCCACTCCGCGATTGAGCGTCCGCCCAGACCAAGCGCTAGCACATGCCAGAACCAGCGCGAGCCCTGGGCGGCGATCAGTTTCCCGCCTTCTCCGCGTCGATGAAGCCGTTCACTTCGAGGATGGCATGCACAAGCCGCTTGCGAACCGCCATCTTCAAGCGAGATGCATGGTCGGTATCGAGAGATGGGGTCTCTCCGTCCGGCTCCATGATGGCTGCGACGCAGAGATCGATCTCGGCCAGCATCTGCTGTTCGCCACCGGCCCGTTGCTTCTCGAAGTAGGCCTCGACCTCGATCTCGCGCAGATCGCGGATGTAGAAGGTGCCCGACGTGCCATTCGGCAATTGAATGACGCGCTCGTGCGGCTTGTCGCCTCGATAGAGCGAGGCTTCCCCCAGCAGCGCGCGGCTCATGTCGGCTGCGGAGCGTTGTAGTGCCACTGCACCGAGCCGGAGCGCTGCAGGATCATCGTCCCGCGAACGATCTCGTTCGTCGCGATGTCGATGTTTACGTCGGCGACGTAGGCATCGAATTCGGCCGTGGTACGCGAGCCAGGCGCCACGAAGGAGCCGGCGCCGTCGGTGTCGACACTGACCGTCGGGGCCGTGCTGCCATCGCTGAAGCCGATCATCCAGCGCAGCAGGCGGCCGTCCTCCTTGAGGGCGTTAATCAGCTGATGCGACGTATTCGTCGGAATGAAATTGAAGGGAACGGTCACTTGGCCGGGGTTGCCGAGGCCGCGCTTGAAGGTTCGTTCGGCGCTGTCGAGGCAAGTGTCGTCGAGTTGGTCGGCGGGGCCGCCGAGGCCCTGAATGCCCGTCGGGCATGCCATCTTGAAGAGCGTCGGATCGGTCGTCGTGTAGTTGTCGATCCCGAACAGCTCGGATCCCTGAGTTTTCAAAGTGCCTTGCGTCATGGCGGTTGCTCCTAGAGTGCCCAGTGGGCGGTTAAGAGACAATCATCGAAGCCACTGCGGCTCCAGCCAGTCGCAAGGGTCAGGGCTCGACGGGGTTGCACCCCCGTCGGGTCCGACACGATTCTAGGCTAGCTCGTCGGCTCCAGCGCAGGTCTGCCGACGAAGTAGTCGAACTCCAGCGCTAGCCGCCAAAGTTTCGTGTCCGGATCGCGTCCGTCGATCGGCATCCCCGTCATGTGAGCTTTGTCTTCCAGTGCGTCGCGCACAGCCGTCGCCAAAACCTCGCATTGCTTGTCCGTGGGCGCCCAGACGTCGATCTGCACCGTCATCCTGTCGACAGCAGGCGTCTCGCTCAGCGTGTTCTCAGGTACGCCAGTCACGAGGAACCACGTCAGGTAGGGGCCGCTCTGCGGCAGCGCGACCACGCCGCGCCGAAAGATGCGGTCGGCCACAATCTCGACGACACGCGTCGAGTTTTTGAGGTCGCGGTATACCGGTGGCAGCATTTTGTTTCCTCTCAGGTCTTGAGTAGCTTCTTCACGGCCTGCTCGATGCCTGCCACGGTCTCACGCTCGACGACGGCGATCGCCTCGGCTGCCTTGGCCTTGAATGCCGGGCGGATCCACGGCTGCGCCTCCTGGTGGCCGCTGCCGTATTCCATCAGCTGCGCGGTTTTCAACGTCGTCACGCGCTTGCCGCGCTTCTGCTTCTTCTTCAGCGACTGGCCGTCGTATGCCTTGAGCTTGACCCGCGTCAGGTAGCGCTCACCCTTGCCGCCGATCGGCGGCTTGCCGCGCGTGACGACCAGGCTCTTCATGAGCAGCCCCGTGCTTTCCTCTTCGGACACGCCGGCATTGATCGAGCGCTGAAGCGCGACCTTCTCGGCCTGCAGGATCACGCGCGCACCCTTGCGAAGCGCTATCTTGACGACGCCTCCGCGCTTGCTCACCACCTCGGCCGGCAAAGACTTGAGCATGTCGAGCACGCCGTCGACGCCGTTCAGCTTGAATTCGACGAGATCAGAGGCCATGGCCGGCATTGTCGCGCGTCAGCGCGGCCAGGCGAAGCGCTTGAAGGTGAACGACATGATGGACTCGCGGCCTGCGTCGATCTCGAATCGCGACGTCTCCAGCAGCATGAAGCCGTGCATGCGCATCCAGTTGGTGAAGCCCTGCTCGGTCCAGTAGTAGAGGTGCTCGCCGGGTCTGTAGTGCTTCGACTGCCGCACCGCGCGCAGGCCGTACACGATGGGGATCGACGTGAAGACGTAGGCGCCGAGCTGCACGTGCCTCAGGTACTCCTCTGGCGCCGGCACGTGCTCGATCACGTCCCAGAACGTGTAGCCGGCGAAGCCATCGAAGTCATCGGCCTGGTGGCCGTTGTCTCGCAGCCACTTCAGGGCCCGCGGGTTCACATCGGTTCCCCACGTGTTGGGCCGGCGGCGAATGAACTCGCCGGAGCCGATGCCGACGTCGAGCACGCGATTGCCGCCCATATGCTTGTTCACGAAGGCCACGCGGCCCGCGTTGATCTTCTCGGCGATCTCGCTGCCTTCGTAGCCCGCGCACTTGTCGAAGTAGCTGTCGTCATACGCAGCCGTGGGCGTCATGTCGGCCTGGTAGGCGACGCCGAACTCGTGGCAGAGCACGAGGTCACCATCGCGCTCGCCCTGCATCCTGGCAATGAAACGGTCCATCAGCTCGTCTCCCAGCTGTCTCCGAAACCACCGTGCTTGTAACCGACCACTGCGAAGCTCCAGGCGAGGTCGCGCTCGCCGTGAATCACCGACTGGAGGCCGAGATCCTTCAAGATCTGCGCCATGTCGGCAGGCCGCCAGCTGTGCAGATGCTTCCTGCAGTTCTGCGGGCGCCAATACGTCATATCTGGGTGGGGAAGATACAGGAACAGCACGCCGCCATCGCGCAGGCTGGCAATCCAGTGATCCAGCGCCGCGATCGGATTCGGCAAGTGCTCCAGGCAATGGCTGCTGAAGACGAAGTCGAATTCCGAGCCCGGCAGGTTCATTGCGTCGCCGCCGTGCTTGCTGTCGACGGGAATCGCGCCGGGAAGCGGCCACTCGTTCGCGCCGACGTCGACGCCATAGCCCTTGCAGAAGTGCAGGGCCGTGGCGGCGATGTGCTGGCATGCATTGCCCGTCTTCAGGTAGTCGGGGAACAGCTCGCCTTTGTATCGATAGAGACTCATACACGCTTCTCCCGGGCTTGCCAGAGCGCCAGACCTTGGCCGTTGAACGTCACCTCTGCTGGGTGCTGCTGGTGGACCAGTTCCCAGACGGGCGGCTGATGCGGCCACACCTCGTGGAAGAGCACGCGCCCGGCCTTCTTCGTCAGCGCCCAGTCGTCGGCGGTGTCGCTGGCATGGTCGCCATCGAGATAGGCGAAGTCGAAGTACATGCGGTTCGCGACTTGGGCTTTGTGGCTGTTGTCGCGGATGTCGATGCACGTCACGTTGCGCACGCCGAGGTAGTCGAGCACCTCGTGTTTGACGGCGTTATGAGCGATGTCGACGCTCACCACCTCGTCGAAGTAGCGCGAAAGGATGACCGCGGTAAGGCCATTCCATGTGCCGATCTCGAAGCATCGCTCGCCGCGCACACCGGTGTCGCGCAGGAATTTGTCGAGGCCGTGGAACACGCTCGACCTGCGCAGAATGTCGGCGCCGAATCTCTGGTATGCCTTCAGCAGCTGCGGATCTTCGAGCACCATCTGCACTCGCGCCCCGACCTGCTTCTCAATTTCAGCTGACCAGAATTGCACGTCATTCCCCTTTCATGATGGAAGCAAGCCGGGCATCCATCGTGATGCCTTCGTGAAGTCGACCGCGAAGCCATGCTCGCTCTAACTCCGGCGCGTGGCCAATCGGATCATCGGGATTGCCGGGACGCCACGGTTCGTTGACGTTGTGCACGCGCGACGCGAAGAAGTCGAAACCTGTGAGATAGATGCTGGCCGGACGTTGCTCGCGCACGGCGAGGATCGCAGAGAAGCCAGTCGATGGGATGTGCTGGGCCAGCAGGTCGAAGCTCCGCTGGAACTCCTCCGCGCTGGGGATGTATGTCGGGCAAAACCACCAGTCGCGCCGCATCGCGTAGATGTAGCGGAAGTCCACGCCGTGCGGCTTGTTCATTCTGCGATGCCACTCGCTCTCCATGAACTTCGCATCGGGGCACTTGCACATGACCAGGCGCACGCCGTCGGCGGCCAGTTCGAGTCGATCCTTCTTGATCGACGATCCATAGAAGGAATAGTGCACATCGCACCGAAAGCCAGTTGACTCGCTGAGCTTGTAATTGTTCACGCGCACGACGACGTCGTGCGAGTCGATGAAGCCGGGTTCGTTGTCGAGCGCGCCGGGACCGCTGCCGACGATGGCCACGCGCTTGCCGGCGAAGGTCTTGGCTACCTCAGCCTTTGTGCAGAAACTGGGCGACAGCTGCATTTGCGATCTCCTCTCTAGACATGGTGTCGATAACTGCCCTGCTGGTCTTCTTGTGCAGCACCTTGCCAGGCGCGATCCTGTTGATGAACGGGTCGAGGGACTGCAGGCCTAGTGCTGACCATACGATCAGCGAAGGCTGGTCGAAGCACTCGGCCAGCGGCACGATGAAGCTCGGATACCCGACGAAGCCATCGGCCACCGATGCCACGTCGAGCAGTTGAGACACGCTCGTCTGATCGGCTAGGTTGATGTCGACTACGCCGCGGAAGCTATACAGCGGCTTGCCGGCACCTATCTGCACGATGGTGACTCGGCCGGCCAGTGCCTCCAATGCATGCTGGATGGCGTCGCAGTTCGGCAGGATATCGTGGCCGAACCCATCCGTACGCCCCATCGGTGCGCGTGGCAGCTGCACACAGATCACTGGCTTGCCGGGCGCCTTCACGAGCCGCACGATTTCCTCGTCTATTACTTTCCAGTCGAGCACGAGGTCGACAGGCTTTCTAATGCCGGCCGAGAGGCACATGTCCTCGAACTGCGTTGTGCCAGGCATGCCTTTGCGCGCCACGTAGTGCGCCACGATGCCGACGCCGACGCGAGTGAATGGTATGACCCGAACCCGCCTGCCGAGGGTGCGGAACACGTCAGGGAAATCTGACGCCGCCTGAATCACCTCGTCATGCTGGGCCACCAGGTAGCGCACGATCGCCTGCAGATACAGCGTGTCACCAAGGCCTCGCCCGCCGCGGATGGTCTTCACGCATTCACCTTCGCCGGCAGCAAGTCTTCGAGCGCTGCTCGCGGGAAACAGTCGAGCCTCGTCTCGCGGCTCGCATTGATCACGGCGATGCGCATCATCGCCGCCTTCGCTGCCACCTGTTTGAAGTCAGAGGGCCAACGGCCGATCGAAAGGCAATTCGTCAGGCCACCCTCGTGGTTTCCGAAGAAGTGCGCGCGGCCACCGGTGAGCTGCGCGTCGCAACCCAGCAGGATGACGCGCTCCGGGTGGCCGGCGAGTGCGTAGTTCGCCGCGCACGCCCCGGAGTTGCCGGCCGGCATAAACCACTCGCAGCCGTGCGTGGACTCGACGCTGTGCGCATTGGGAAGCGTCTGCGAGTGCGTCACCATCCTGCCCTTGAATTCCAGCTTCGCGCGTTGCCCGTAGACCCCCCAGAAGCGCGCGTCGAAGCCGAAGAGCACGTCGGCCCACGGTGCATGCAGGAACGTCGCATTCGTGACGATCGCGACCCACCCGCTCTCGCGCACGGCCTCGATGTCTTCCTGCCTCAGGCTCGGTCCACTGGCGAGCACGGCTACCGTGCGCCCGCGGAAGTCGGGCTGCCGCGCCTTGATCATTACATCCCCGGGCTGATGCCAGACGAAGCCATCAGCGTTATGTACCGCACGCCGCTGTCGGGGTCGGGGAGCGCCCCTTCGATATTGAACACCAGGCCGCTGCGGGCCGTGCGCGCGCGCATCGTGAAGCCCAGAGCGAGGAACTCCTCTCGGTAGCGGATCTTGATGCGATGCGTCACCTTGGACTGCGTCGCGGCGGCGGCGATGAACTCGCGACCACTGATCGGCGTCACCTCAGCCGGCATGATGTGGCCCACCGGGAAGGCGGGAACCCAAGCCTCGACCTGAGCGCCGTCGCTGTCGTTCTCGACGGTCAGGCGCTCGAAGGTCAGCCAGTGCCGCAGGCGGCCCGCGCTTACGCGGCGCATGTCAGGCCATCCCCAGGCGAACGCGGCGAGGCCGCAGGAGGTGCATCGCGCTCGCCGGCAGCTCCTGCACGGCTCCCTCGACGGTGTTTTCGCGATTCTTGTACCACTCGGCGACGGTGAGCAGCAGCGCCTGGCGGATCAACCCCGGCAGCGGCTTCGCATCGCTGTCTTCGTTGCTGTAGCCCGCGCGGAAGCGCAGCCGCATCGAGGCCGGTGCCGGGTTGCAGCTGATGGGCCAGCACGTCACCGGCCGCAGCCTGGCCACGGGTCCGAACGGGTCGACGATGTACGTGGCCGGGTCGACCTCGCCGTCGCTGTCCTGTGACGACGTGAAGGAAATGAACTGCACGAGCGGTGGCCGGAGGATCTCGATGGGCGCGCGTCCCCACATGGGGTAGCCGTCGCGGCCCTGCTCCCAGGTGCGCAGCGAGATCGCGAGGCCCGTGAAATCCTCGGCCTTCTCGATCGCGCTTTCCAGGTAGCCAGTGATCAGCGCGTCGTCGGGGTGACTCTGCACGCCGTCGCTGTCCTCTTCGGTCGGCACGATCTCGCACTGCGCGCGCAGACGGTCGAGGCTGATGAAGGACAGTGCGCTCGACTCCGGCGCCGTGATCGCGATGGGGTTCGAATCGATCATGGCAGGCCTCCGATGATCTTGCCGGGTTCGCCGCGCGGGCCGCGCTCGCCGTCCTTCCCGTCTTTGCCGTCGCGGCCATCACGGCCGGACTTGACGGCAAGGCGCCAGTCGTCGCCACCGTCGGGTTTGGCTTTCGTGTCGCGCTTGGCAATCCAGTAGTGCCGCGCCCATGTGACGCCGTCACCCTTCTGGTACTCCTCGCCATCCTTGAACACGCCGCGATCGATCACCGCGGGGATGCGCAGCTGCTTCTCCTCGCGCGTGCCATCGGAAAGCGTCGAGACGACGCGGAAGAGCCGCGGGTCTTCGGCGTCCTGCTCAATATCCAGGCTGTCGACGCCGCGCACGATGCAGTCCCAGCCGAGCATGCCCTCGGTTGTCTTGTGGCTGCGCCAGAGGCCGCCCTTGTGCTGAGCGAAGGTGCTGCGCGGGTACACCCGCTTTTCGTCGAGCGCCGGCATTACCTCGACCTGCGCGGCGTCACGCCCGGGAGCGCCGTCGCGGCCGTCCCTCGCCAGCGGGATGGCCTTCACCAGCGCTTCCAACTGCTCGCGCACGACCGGCATCAGCCGCTCGACGATCTCCGCGGGGTCGGCATCCTTGCCAGCGCGCGGCTCGATCTTCGCCACCTCGACAAGCGCGGCCTCCTTGACGGTGGGCAGCACGGCTTCGGCCACCTCGGCGACGGTCGGCGCAACGCCGGACTCGCCCGCCGGTCCGCGCTCACCCTGCGGACCCTTGAGCTGCTCCGGATCGGGAATGGCCGAGACAGCCGTCTCGATCAGCTCTTTGGCCATGGCCTGCAGGCCTGGCAGCACCTGGACTGCGACCTGCTCGGCGCTCACCGACTCTCCGGCCGGACCGGCCGGACCGGCTTCACCCTTGTCGCCGGGTTCGCCCTTCATTTCCTCCGCGCTCGGCAGCTGAGCCACGACATTGGCGATCTTGTCGTCGGCCGCCTTGAGCAGGTCGGGCAGGACCTTCTCTTTGAGCGCGTCGAGATCGACGGGTGGCGCATCCTTGCCGGGAGGGCCTTCCCGGCCGTCCTCGCCACTGCGCAGCTCCAGTGCGGCCACGACTTCGCCGACCATCTTCCGCACGTCTTCCGGCTCGACGCTGCGGCCGTCCTTCCCGTCGCGCGGGGCCGGCAGATCCTTGAAGCGCTTTTCGACGTTGCCCATGATGCGGCGCTCGGCCGATTCGACGAAGCCGCGAAGCGCGGCCATCACGCTGTCGGCCAGGCGCTCCATGGGGCTGATTCTCTTTGTGCTCATGACGGCGTCTCTCCGGGGTCGATTGTGAGGTCGATTCGTTCGCTGCCCTGCATGCTCGCGTCGATCACCTCGCGCGTGTCATCGATCGAGCGGAACTGCACCTGGGCGGCACCACCGCCGCCCGCCGTGATTGTCGTCTTGCCGGCGGCAACCGCGGCGAGAACCCGCAGGATGTCGGCAGCAGTGAAGCCGCCCTCGATGTTCGTCTCCAGGCAAGACGGCATGGCCAGTAGCGCTGAAATACCGGCGTTGATCTCGACGATGTTCTGCCCTGCGCTCTTCCCGTTCGGCAGCACATAGGCCCAGACGGCCGCCGCGCTGGCGCCGGTCGCCGGAATGCTGCCGCCGTCACCGAAGTAACGGTGCCCGAAGTAGCCGCCACCAAAATACGCGCGCCCGAACATGGCGGCCCGTCAGGTGAGATCCACCGTCACTGCCGAGCGGTTGCCGTCGCTGTCGACGGTCGCCGTGATCACGTCCTTCGTGTCGGCCAGGTTGCGGAAGGCAACGCCTGTCGTCTCCAGACCAGAGGCCTTGCCGAGAAGAGCCGCGTTGTGACCGCGGATCGACTCACGCAGCGTCGCGCCGGTCTCGACGGTCTCGTCGAGGATGTCGTCGACGCCCGTGGCGCTAAGGCGGTATCCCGTCTTGCTGCCAGTCGCCACCACAACGCCGGACGTGCCGGTGTCGTCGAGGATGGAACCGACATCGGTGTCGATCGCGCCGAGTTGTGTGTCGAGGTTCGCTGCAGCCAGGCCGACGGCCCCGCGAATCGTAGCGTCCAGGTCGAGGGTCGTGCTGTCTTCGTCGAGTGCGGTGATCGTGCGCGTGCCGCTCGCCCACACCGCGTTCGCGATCTCGGTGCCGGCGTCAGCTGCCAGGGACGCCGCGGTAATGGCATTGTTGTCGACAGCGCCCACGTTCGCATCCATCTTGCCGCCGACGAGAGCGGCCGGCAGACGCCCCTGGATATTGTCGGTGTCGCTCTGCACGCCCGCGATGTCCGTGCGGATCTGCGCAAGGCCGTTTGCGCCCTTCAGCAGCGCCAGCACGCCGCCGCTGCGCTCGATGCTGAAACTGGCCAGCACGGCATTCACCGTCTGACCGTCAATCGTGGCGCCGCTCAGCACAACCTGGCATTCGCTGCCGGCGGCATAGGTGCCGCTCGACGACAGGTCGATCGAGCAGTGGTGCAAGCCCGTCGTGCTGTCGAAGTCCTCGGTATCGGTGACGCCCGTCGTGAGCTGGGTCGTGCTGCTGCCGATGTACACGGAGACCGTGCCATTCGTGGCGCGCGTGATGGCCGCGCCATTGGCGTCGTTCGTGCTCCACTTGAAATGAACCGTCGCGTTGACGGGGAAGTCACCAAGGTGCTGAGTCATTGCACGAGCCCTTTCAGTTTGGATTTGAGCATGGCTCCGTCGACGAGCGGGCCGGCCACGATCGTGACGCCGCCGCCAGTGTCCACCATCGCAAGGCCTCGCGCAGCCCACGACAGCAGATTGGTGCCGCCCGAGCCGTTGTTTGCGTTGACCTGTAGGGTCACGTTGCCGTCTGCGAGGGCGACGGCTCCGATCCAGCAATGCGAGTCGAAGTCGTCATCGGCCTGCACAAGGATGCTCGTCCCCGACACCGGGGTGAAGGGCGCCGCAAAGCCGTCGATAGACGACGAGGTGACGTAGGCCAGCACGAGTTCACCCTCGACGCAATTCGGCACCGTCACGCTGGCCACAGCCGTCACGTCCTCGACGGCTCCGGTGTTGGTCGTCGCGTCGTGATAGCCAGACGTGCCTTCGAGCGTCAGCGCGGCAATTCCCTGCCGAAAGCCGCCGTCGAATGACGCATAGACAGCGCTCGCGCCAGTCGGCCCCACGCCTTGCCAGACAGATTGATTCGCGTTGCCGAAGAAGTAGGCAAGCTCGGCCCCGATTCTCGTCAACCCTGTGCCGGCCGGCGATGGCCCCGTGGGGTAGCGCGCGTCCGTATTGTTTGGCGCGCCGCCGAATGCATTAATCGTGAACGTGCCGACGAGCAGGAAGCGATCCGTGCTGCCGCCGTCGACGGCGTTCGTCGTCTCCTCGGCGACCTCCTGATACACCTCGGCGATCGTATCGAAGACCGTTGTCATGCCCACCCTCCGGGAAAGTAACTGTTGCCGGATCCTGTTCCGCCGCCTTGCTGCACGACCACGCCCCCGCCGATGCCGTCGCGCCCGCGCTCGCCCTTCTCGCCGCGCTCGCCCTTCAGCTGGACGGCTTCTCCCCACGTGCCATCCGGCCGCTCGAACTGCAGTTTCGTCTCGTCGACCCAGCGATGCCGAGGCATGGGACCGACGGGGCCGCGCGGACCCTGAGGGCCGGGCTCGCCGTCCTTGGCCTCGCGCATGTTGGCCACGGCGGCCTGCAGGTAGCGCCGCACGAACTCGCGATCGACGCTCTGACCATCGCGGCCGTCACGACCGGGCGCGCCGTCTTTCGGCCGCGGGATGGCATCGACGGCGCGCTGCACCTCGCGGGCCATAAGTTCTGGGTCGAAGTCACGGCCGTCGCGCGGCTTCGGCAGCTCGGCGAGCATGCGCGCGATTTCCGCGCGGATGAACTCCGGATCTGCGTCCCTGCCATCGAGGCCGTCTCGCCCGTCCCGACCGTCTCGGCCATCGCGCGCCATGACGTCAGGTCTCCGCCGTCGCCTGGATCAAGCGCTCGATCAGCGCCTCGGCGAATGCCTTCGCGGCATCATTGGCTGCGCCATCGTCTTCCGGCGACGGCGGATCTGCCGGTGCCGGCGCGGGAGCCGGCGGCGCGGCCTTGCCGGCAGAGAAGGGGTCGTCGAGCTGCGAGCGGCGCGCTAGGTCGGACAGCGCGAAGTTCTGCTGCTGCATATACGGCGTATTGCCGCCCTCCACCGGCCGCAGGTTGCGGCGACGGCGCGCTTCGTCGGGCTTCATCCATCCGCCCTTCACGGCCTCGTTCAGCGTGGTGATCTGCGTGCCCTCGTCCATCTTGATGAGGTCGCTCAGGTCGAACTCGGTGCCCATGAGAACGCCGTCCTTCGGCTCGGTCAGCCCGAGGCCATCGTCGAGCAGGCCCTCGATCGACTCGATCAGCGGCTGCAGGCAGTCGTTGTAATAAATCTGGTTCATGTCGCCGACCTTCTGACCCGACGGCAGCGCTTCGAGGCCCACCTTCCACGGCGGCACGTGGAAGGTCGAGCAGATCATCTGCCCGCTGAGCTTCAGCTGATTGATCATGTCGGAGTCGACGAACTTCATGGCCAGCGGCTTGTATTCCATGCCGTCGCCCAGCACAGCCACGCGGCCGGCGTTCACCCCGGTGTAGCCATTCTCCCAGTGTGCTTTGATGCGCGCCGCGACGGTGTCCTCGATCTGCTCGGGCGCCGTGATGATGCCACTCGGCATGCTCTGGTTCGCGAAGAAGCGCGCGGCATTCTCCTGCGCCTTGAGGCCGGTACTGGCTGCCAGCGAGCACGCGAAGAGGGGCGGCAGCCCGCACAGCGGGTGAAAGAGCGCATACATGACGTCGTGGATCACCTCGCTTGCCGGCACGGCGGGCAGAGATTGATCGAGGCCGGCGAGCCAGTCATCGCACAGCGCGTAGTAGACCGAGCCGTCGGGCGCGACGAGGGGCTTGCACCGTTGCGGGTCGAGCACGTAGAGGGCGACGACGACGCCGCGCTTGTCGCGCTCCTTCAGCACATAGGTATTGCCGTGGGCCAGCTTGGAGATCAGCCAGTGCTCGATGAACTTCTGCCGCGTCTGATACCGGTTCGGCTTGCGCAGCACCGGCGAGAAGGCCGGGCTCTGCGTCTCTTCCCAAGTGCCGTCTGCGGTTTCGTTGACTAGGCGAAGCCGCATCTTGCCCATGTCGTTCGAGATCCGCGTGAGGCAGGAGAAGACCGCCCAGTTCGCGAGGGCTAGGTCGCGACGGATCTCGACGTTCTGCTGCCAAGCGCCGGGGAACGACTCGCGCACGATGGGCCACCAGCCGCCGCCGCCAGGCCCTGGTGGATGCAGGTTCTGCAGGGAAACGTCGACCGGCTCCTTCACCGTGAGAGCGCCGCGCAGCGCGCCGAAGACGGATAGGTTAGACATGCGTCATCCCTCGAAAGATGAACCCAGCCAGTAGCAGGCATGAAGCACCGGCCACGATCAGCGCTGCGCCAAGGCCATAGATCAAAGCCACACCGGCCACGATCAGCGCGAAGCCGATGAAGATCAGCGCCATCGCCCACAGTTCTGCAGATACGAGCGCGGCCATGATGCCACGCAGCAACGCCAGTGCAAGAGCGGCGCGCGAGAGCTTCACCTCGACGACGACTTCGCCGGCAGCCATTACTCGCTGCTCCCGCTGCCGCCACCCGCAGAGTCCGTGCTGTCGCCGTCAGGCTGGTTGCTCGATGCGCTGGCCGGCTTCTCGTCGTCGGCCGGCGCTTCCTTCTTGTCGCCGTCGTCAGGCGCCTGACTGCCGCCCGGCATGAGGCCAGAGGCTGTCGTCATGATGGCGACGGGCTGCGACGGCGCCCGGGCGGGCGCGGCGGCCTTCGCGGCCCTGGCTTTCTTGCCGGCGGGCGCGGCCGATGCCAGCGCTGCGGCTGCTGCCGGCTGTTGGTCGGCCGGCGCAACGCGACCCATGCGCAGCAGCAGGGTAGCGAGGCGCTCGTCGTCACAGTCGAAGACTTCGCCGGCCACGAGGTGGCGGGTCTTGTAGGGCAGGCCTACTTTCGCGATCAGCTTCATGTGGGTTCTCCTATGGAAAACCGGCCCCGTGATGGGGCCGGCTTCAGGTCAGAGCATCAGCGCTCAGTGGTAGTTCGCGCCGCTGATGTACTGGACAGCCGCCGAGCGACGACGCTTCCAGTTCATGTAGCGCTCGGCACGCAGGCCGATCAGGTTGCGCTGCCAGAGGCTGATCAACACCGTGGAGGCGACGGTCGGGTCGGTCGGTGCGGTGTCCATCTGCAGCGTGGCCTCGCGGCTGGTGTCGATCGTCACCGGGCCGTCATCGCTGAAGAAGATGTCCTTCGCGTTGACGAACACGATCATCGCGCCGTCGCTGGTGTCGGGCACCGATTCGCTGGTGATCACCGGGAATCCTTCCAGCATGCCGCCCATGGGCGTCATGTCGGGGAATTCCTTCTGGCCCAGCGTGTTGCGCATCAGCGAGATCGCCGTCGCGATGCGGTTCGACATGATCCACACGCCCGACGTAGGCGCGAGATTCGCCGTCCACATCTTGTTCAGCAGCGACGCGATGTCGGTGCGGAACGCGTCGGCGGTCGTGCCGGTGGCCGGCGTGTCGGTGACGAGGTTCGTGATCGAGGCCGGGCTGACGTTCGCGACTTCGAACACCTGCGGGCTGATGAACTGCACGTCAGAGAAGGCCGCCATGCCGTCGAGCATGTCCTGACGCACCACCGCCTCGGCGGTGGGCGACGAGAACTTCGCCAGCTCTTCAGTGATCACGATGATGCCGGCGGCCTTGGCCCAGCGCAGCGTGACGTCGGTGATGGTCAGCTCGCCCACGGGCTTGGGCGCGCCTTCGCCCACCCAGCCATAGGTGCCACCGCCGGTCTGCGAGGCCATGCGCACGTTGAATGGCACGCGACGCAGGCTCGGGATGTTGCCGGTACCGAACTTGCCGAGGATGGTCATCGGACGCAGAAGCTCGATGAACTCATCGGACAGGTTCTGCGCATAGACCAGGCTCGATGCGAAGGTCGTGTCCGTGGTCGAGCCGGCAGCACTGGCGGCCTTGAGCTGGGTCAACACCTCGGGGGTGTTCTCCCAGGCGCCGCCGGCCTTGGTCATCTGCTCGACGAAGTTGATGGCTTCGACGATGGAGCCCTTGCCGCGGGCAATGGCCATGGCATAGCGCGTGAAGGCCGTGCCCTTCTCGATGTTGCGGCGCGTGCTAAAAATGCGGCCGATTTCCAGCGAGGTGCCGCCACGCACTTCGGTGGGGTCGCCGCGCTCGGCGCCGGCTGGCACGGCTTGCGCCTTGGTGATCTTCTCCAGAGCTTCGAGGCGCGCGATGTCCTTCGCGGCGGTCTCGATGTCCTGTGCCAGTTCGTCGAATTCCTTCGCCTCGTCGGAGTCGGTGGAACGGCCTTCGCTGGCGGCCTTGGTCATGATCTCCTGCATGCGCGCGGCCTTGGCTTCGCGGGCGTCACGCAGGGCCTTCAATTGAGCAGCGATATTCATCGCGGATCCTTTCGGGGTGGTTTGAAGTGAAACGCCACGCTGCTGCGCGGCAGGCCGTGCCCCCGAGACGCCGGGGAGAAGAGCAAATCCGCCGCCCTGGCGCCGCCCTGTGCCTTGCGCGGCCAGCAGAGCCTCATCGGCGGATTTGATCGAAAGGATGGTCGCCTCCTGATTGGCGGCGATCGTCACCGGGGATAGTTCGAGCCACTCCCATGACGTGTACTTGTAGCCATAGGTGCCCTCGATTCGAAGGCTCTCCAGCGGATTGAAGCCGATCGACAGGCCTCGAACCAGGCCGGCCTTCATCATCTGCCAGGCCTCATCGAGGCGATCCTTCAGCGCGCCCGGCTCGGTTTCGACGTGCACCTCGCAATCGACTTCGATCTGCGAATCTTTGATGCGCGCCGCCACGACCCAGCCGATGGGCTCGCGGCTGTTGTGCTGCCAAAGCAGCGGCAGCGGGAGCTTGAAGACGGCGCCCTTGGGCACGACCACATCGTCCATGCGGTCGGTGCTGATGGTCGACGCGATGCCGGTGAACCGGCGCTTCCCATCGCTGCTCTCCGCAGCCTTGATGGCCAACTCGGCATAGGCGCGTTTCTTCGTCATGGCTTCGGGCTCCTAGATGATCAGCATCTGATACAGCTTCTTGCGGGGCTTCGGGTCGAGACCCATCAGCGTGCATGCGTCCAGCATTGCCAAAAGTGGATCAATCTTAGCCTTGCCCGCCGTTTCTTTTGTGATTATCACAGCATTCCCGCGCGGTTCGGTCTTTGCGTTGCCCATCGCATAGGCCATTAGGCGTTGCCGCCCGTGCTTGATCTTGCGGCTGTGGATGTTGCGCTCCGTCGTCTTGATGACGCCAACCATCTTCCAGCCCTGAGGAATGCCGACCACGCGCTCGCGCGCGATCTTGCGCAGCTCCAGCTCGTCGGCCACGTCGGTAATCCCCGCTTGGTCTACGCCGACGCGATCGAGGAGGCCGGTCTGCTCGCATTGCTCGATGTAGTCGCCGAGTTCCTCGACGTCGGGGCCCGAGTGGTCAACGATGGTCAGGTCGCCGTCGGACTCGAAGCCGAGCAGCTTCTCGGCCTCCGTCTGCCGCAGCTTGAGCACGCCGCGATGGCACCAGGCATGCGCCCAGACGAGCCAATCCTTCGTTTTCGCGTGCCGACCGACCACGACCAGCGCGAGCAAGTCGTCGAGGCCGCCGCCGTCGATGCCGGCGACCACGACCTCGCTCAGCTCCAGCAGCTTTGCCAGGCCATCCTTCCCGCCGGACAGGTAGTCGACGCCGGCCGCCTGCCAGTATGGCGCCGCCGCCCACGAGCGCGCATGAAGGCCCACGCCGACCTGGATGTTTAGGTGCTGCGAAGCCCAGCCGCGGACCTCTGCCTCGCCGGTCTGCTTGGCTTTGGCCAGGCCCTCGCGCAGCGCCTGGATGCTGATGCTGCGGCCGAGGTTCGGCGTCACCATCGGCCACAGCCGGGGATTCAGCCAGGGCGCCGGCCGGCCATCCTCGGGGATCGCCTGCAGCTCCATAGGCAGTTCGTAGAGCACGGGTAGCATGCGCCCGCGCACCTTGCCGTCGCGAACGTCACGCGCGGCCTGCAGCTCGGCATCCATGGCGCCAGCCGGCGGGTCCTCGCCCTGCGTCGTGATGAAGACGAGGAAGGCCTCGGGGAAGGGCATCATGCCGCCGCGCAGCTGGCGGATCGACTTCGACGCCTTCTGGCCTTGCTGGGACACGATGTGCAGCTCGTCTATCAGCGCGCCCCCCGATACCTTGCGCCCAGTCAGCACGGACGGATCGAAGGTGACAATTTGCAGCTCGGCCCCGGTGTTGCGGTGCACGATGGTCTTGAGGTGCGCCTTAACGTGGAAGAGCTTCACGAGCACCGGATCGAGCGAAATCGCGCCGGCCGCCTGGTCGAATGCCATGTCGGCCGTCTCCAGTACGGGGGCCGTCATCAGGAAGTCCGCCTTCGGCCGCCGGTTCATCAGCAGTGCCGTCAGCATGAGCAGCGCGCCGTAACTCGTTTTCGAGTTCTTCTTCGGCACGAGGTTGAACACCTCGCGGATCATGCGCATCTGCAGCACCGGGTCGAACGACCCGAAGAGCGCGCGCACGATGTCGACGAACCATGGACCGGCAGCCTCGCTGAGCTGCGGCGTGCCCGGCACGTCAGCCAGGCGAAGCCGCCCGAAGATCTCGACGGCTCGATCAGCCTCGGCCTTGAAGAGCGGCAGCTCGGGCACCAAACTGCGGCCGCCCTTGAGACGCTCCACCCAGTCAGGGCAACTCAGGTCCCACGTGGGACCCTCTGCCAGTTCAACCGGTGGCAACTCCTCCAGGTCGGCGGCCTCACCCGCGTTCATTGCACAGTCGACGTCGGCGGATTCAGCAGCGGACCCCAGCCGGTGCCATCAGCGGCCGTCAGCGCTTCGGCGCGCTGCTGCTCCTTCTTGCCCTCCGGCGCCTTGCCGGCGGCGCGCGCCGCGTCGGCCTCCTGCGCAGCGGCCTGGGCAGCCGCGGCGGCCTTCACCTTCTCGGGCTCGGCGGCCGGCGGCGCGAGTTCCGGGTCGAACTGCATCAGCGCCTTGCTGGCCGAGACGTTGCCGCGCTTCGCCGCCTTCATGAGCGCCCCCATGATCTCCGCCTTCTTCTCGGCCGCGCCGTGCGCCAGCTCGTAGGTGTAGTGCTTCTTCAGCGTGTCGGCGTCGATGCGCAGCGCCATCGCGATCTGCTCGTGGGGCATCTTCGCCAGGCAGCAGACCGACACCTTCTCTCGCGTGGCCGCCGTGGGCCGGTGCGGCGGCCGTCCGCGGCCTCGTTTCGGCTCGGGTTGCTCCTGGGGTTCGGCCTCCGCGGCCTTCTTGCGCGTCGTCGCCATGGCGCTTGCCTCAATCGTTGCTGTTGTCGCAAGAATAGCGCGAAAAACGGGGCGACTGTGTTTAAAACCCGGTCCGAATAAAAAAGGCGCGAATGAGGTCGGCGGCAGGTCGAGAAGCAGACCCGTTTTTCCTAGGTTGACACCCCCCGGGGGTATGTGAGCGAGGC